AGTGGAGCGATGTCTGCCAGGGAAAGACGATTGTTTCTGCTGAATACTGGGACGGCAGCTCATGGGTGGACTGGTCTAGTAAAATTGATGATTTACAAAATCTTCTTGATGGAAGAAAAGATAGTTATGTTGAGCTTTCGGAAACTTATAAAAAGTTTAGGATTACTATTAATGCTGGTGCTTATCTTCTTATGGGTGTTATTATGGTATCCTCTTGGACTCGGCCATTAACCCTTACAGTGGAAACATCGGCCGACCAAGCAAGTTGGACTACGAGGGGGACTGCAAGCTATTCTACTGTACAAGCGCATATATTACCCGTAAACCTTAATGACGCCAATGAGGTGTATTGGAGATTAACATTTGATTTTGATTTTTCGGGTGAGACAATTGCTGTTTATATGGTGCGTGGTTTTTCGGCAGCCTTACATACAGGGGTTTTCAGGGGGATGCCACTTTACTGGGACTGGGAAGGCAATGTGGGCATTAAAGACTCTACACCGTCTTATGCTTTAGATGTCACCGGTGATATTCATTGTACTGGCAAGCTTACGAGTGATGGCGGTAATGACCCGCCGTATGTCCTTTACGATTATCAAACCCGAAAAGATATTGTAGCTAAAGTAAAAAAGGAAATCCCCCCTGAAAAATTAAGCGGTGCAGTCATGTTTTTCAACGGCGAAACGCAGGCAATGGAACTCTTTTTACCGTTAAAAGGCGAATTTAGGTCATTATCAGGCGAATTGCTTGATACGGCAAACCCTATAACTACAACGTTTGAAACAGAAAGCAAGTTTTGCTTTGATGAAGAAACTGGCGAAGTTAAGCAATATAAGGTAAAGAAAACCAAGGCTAAATACAAAATCAAGCCTGGTGTAGAGCTAGACCCGTTAACTGGGAAGTTTAGAAAGGTAGGCACAAGCAAGGAGGTCCCTCATAGTCATGCAATTGAAAAGATATCATAGTATTTTAGCGTTGTTTTTTATCGTTTTTGCCTGGACTGCATGCGGGGCATGGATGATAGCTAACCCTCAGACAGGGGAAGTGATAGAGTCATCAGACGTTCAGGCAGATAGCACAGGCAGTCATTCAGTGGTAGAATTTGAAAGGCCGCCAAACTTTACTCAGGTATACTGGGATACCTGGCAGATAATTCTTACAAGCCCCGAAGAGGAGACATTGTTGTTCCGATGGGTAAGAGGGGTTACAGCTTCCCTGGGATATATCAGAACACAAAGAGATTGTGATGATTTTGCTATCATAGCTAAAGCTGTCCTGGCTTATGAAGGGTATGGAAATGCCCTCGGGCTGGTCATAGACTATTCTATGAACCATGCTTACAATTGTTATTGGTATTTGTCATTAGATGAAAAGATCGTCCTTAAAAGGCTAGAACCACAAAACCCCTACATTCCAGTGCCGTTTCCTATGAATGATAGGGGCATAATTTACTGGTAAGGGGGCCGGCAAAATGAGTGTAATACAGCACGCTACCGAATTACTACCGTCAGGCGAAATTGTAATTGATGGACAGGTTTTTAGCCCTGAAGAGGTTAAGGGGTTTGTTGAAACGGTGCCAATAGAGCGACAAAAAGAGTTGCTGTCGGAGTATGGTATTACGCCTGAGATGATAGTTGCTGCTTATAACAAAGCTAAGGGTTCAAATTATACTGTTAAGGATGCTTACAAATTTTACGGGATGGAGCCGCCACAGTCGGCTTCTGCTATACCAGAACAGAGTGTACCGCCTGTGAAGCGGGTTTCATCAGCAGGAACTTCTAGTTCAGGATCTAACGTGGGGACCAGTGAAACGAACGCAATACAGCACGCTACCGAATTACTACCGTCAGGCGAAATTGTAATTGATGGACAGGTTTTTAGCCCTGAAGAGGTTAAGCAATTCGTTGAGGCAGTGCCAGTAGACCAGCAGAAAGAGATTTTAATCGAATATGGCATACCGCCTGAATACATAGCAACGGCCTATAATATTGCCACTGGTTCAAATTATAGCCCTGAAGATGCTTACAAATTTTACGGGATGGAGCCGCCACAGTCGGCTTCTGCCTCTAGTGGCAGCGGTTCAATTGAAGAATCTAATAATGCTGGCGCCAGGCTTTTGCCAAACGGCGGTATAATGATCAATAATCAAATCTTCACACCTGAACAGGTCAAGGAATTTGTTGAGACAGTGCCGCTACCCCAACAGCGTGAGATTTTAATCGAATATGGCATACCGCCTGAATACATAGCAACGGCCTATAATATTGCCACTGGTTCAAATTATAGCCCTGAAGATGCTTATAGTTTTTACCAAATAGAGGAACCAAAAGACGAATTTAAAATCCCTGAAGACCGGTACCCCACAAAAACATCTAGCTCCAGCGGCCTTACTGAGTCAGGGTTTGACTGGTCTGGGGCGGCTGGCCAATACGTAGCTGATATTTTGAGCAAATCAAGTCCGGGTGATTTAACGCCAGTCAAGCAATCAGGATCTGAAGCTTACTCAGGTATGGATTGGGAAAATCCTCTGGCTTCGGCACTAATACCGCAATTAGTGTCTAAAGGAGCAACCGATTTAATACCTACCACAACCTCAAGCACGCTGTCTAAAGCGGCCATAAATTGGGGGGCGCCAGTAGTGTCTGAAGTAGCCCCAATTTTGACAAACGTTGCAAAGAGGTTGCCTAGCGTTGCGAAAAACATCGGCCAGATATTACAGCAACGGTATTCCAACCTTATGCGCCAAGCATTGCAGCCTGAAGCGTTTCAGGGAACGCTAAATACGTTAGCAAGCAAAGGGCTATTGAATAGCTCTATAGCTGGAACTGCTTTAGGTGCTACTGCGAAAGGAATTGCTACCGATATAGCTAATAAGGCATATGAGTCAGCGCTACAATCCGAGCTAGCAAAGATGCAAGTGCCTTCAGCGCTAGCAGATATTGTCGGTCTCGGAAAGGAAACGACAAGCACTTCTCAGTCGTTTAGTAAAAGCCCAACTGATTTGCTGAGCGCTATTGGCTCTCTAAGCAAGATAACAAGAAGCACAAGCACTAGCACGGCTACAGATCCAGCAAGTTTGCTTAGCGCATTAGGATCGCTAGGTAAAAAGACGACTGCAACAACGAAGAGCACGGGCATGTATCAAGATCCTCTTGCCCCATATCAACTTATGGCTGGATTGCTTTAAAGGAGGGAAAATATGGGCTTAGGAAGTTTTCTCAAGAAAGCGGCTAGCATAGCGGCGCCTGTGGCGGCTATAGCTGGTCACCCTGAAATAGGTGCAGCGATAGGGGCAGGCGGTGCGCTACTGGGCGGTGATAGCGGAAAAACATCTGCATCTCAAACCCAAACGACTTCGCCTGCTGCATGGAGCAGCCAGGATAAGGCTTTATGGGATGAATTTATTTCGATGTGGACAGGGCAGCCGCACTTAACTAGATACACTTCTGTGCCGGGCTGGTTTGATCCAGTTTGGTATTTGAAGCAGCGCCCTGACGTAGCAAGAGCTTATAATATCACGAACGTCGAAAACCCCAATGAGCTTGGGGCACAGAAAGCTTATGAGCACTACATCAAGTATGGCAAAAAAGAGGGAATGGCGCCAAATGAGTATGCGGCTAAGGGCGAGACGCCCCCGGCAACTTCTGTGCGTCAGCTTGTTAAAACAGACACCGAAGCCAAGCAAGCAGCAAGCGAGAAATATTTAAACACTTTAGAACAGCTTGTAAAAGAGGCTCAGAGGCAATTATCTAAGGCTTATTATAAAGCGACTACGCCTAATGTGAAAGTATCGCTCGGCAGTTTTTCAACGCCCATTGTATCTAGGTCACAACGGCAAATAGCTCAGGATATAGCCAAATATGGCCTCGGTATCGTTGATCAGGCCAAGGAATTGGCTGCAAAAAGATTGGCCGAAGAGGTTGAATTTACGCCAGCTACGAGCATGCTAAAATATCTTAGTATGCTTCAACCCCTTGCATTACAACTCAATGCGCTACGGTATCGGACGCCTACCGTAACAGAGACGGGTTCTATGGAAACACCTGAAGTGCCGCTTTTGTCTCAATTAGCAGGCATGCTTAGCGTTGTCAACGAAGCAAAGCGGCTAGGCGAGACTTGGGGCGGCAATAAGCAAAATCAAGGAAATTGGCTGTTTAATAGTTACCAGTATTAACAAGACGGAGGTCAAGTGAAATGGCCGTTTTATCAGCGATAGCACCGGTTGCCAGAGCGAGCTATCAGGCAAGAGCGCAAGCACCTTTTCAGCTTGCTCAGGTGCTTAGCAACATAACCGAAGAACAGCGCAAGGAAAAGGTTAGAAAGCTGGGCGAGGAATTTATCAAGCAGGGTGATTATACGCCTGAAGGAATTAGGCGGTTTGCTGAAGCGAATCGGCTTACCCCTACTGAAATGTTCAATATCGTTAAAGCGGTTAGAGCGTTCAACGAGTGGAAAGAGCAAGCCGATCCGTTAGTAAAGGTTACAGAGGTTGATCCTACTACAGGTGCTAAGTACACTAAGTACGTAAGACGTAGCGAACTGATAAAGCAAGGCAGAATATTGACTGGTTTGCCTGAAAAGGTTGTTTACGTAAACAGGAAGACAAGAGAAAGAAAGCTATTCAGTAAGAATGAGGTGCCTAGCTCTGCCGATTGGGTTCCTGAAGACAGATGGAAAGAACCCAAAAAAGTCACTGTAATAGATAAACTCACCGGTGAAACCAAGACTGTACCTGAAGATCAGGTAGGTGGTCGATATGAACCTTTTGAGGTTTATAAATGGCGAAAAGAGCAGGAAAGGAAGGGCAAACCAAATAAACAAGTTTTAAACGTGCTTAGGTATCTGTCGGGATACCTTGATAAGTTTGTGTACCCACAATACATTGACGACCCTCAAGCTCTAGCATTAGGCAGTGGAATCCGTATTGCCGTTGAAAACATGCGAAAACGGGCCGCACAGGGTGATCCACAAGCAAAGAGAGATCTTGCATTACATGAGCGTGTGCAGAAAATGTCGGCCATGCTTGGCTTAGGGGAAGACTACTTCAAGCAAGAAGAGAAAATGGCTAATGATACGGCCCAAGCACTGATTGAGGAAGTGCGGAACCGTATCAACCAAACAGGTGAAGCACCACAAAGGGAAATGACGGCCACGTCTGCGCCACAAGAGGGATTTCAAGGCGGTAGCTTTACACCTTCTGAACAGCCACAGCAAGGCCTTGACCTAAGCGCATTGACCACGAATCCCCAAGGCTGGATTATAGAGCAACTAGGTAATATGCCTGATGCGGCAATATCGACCTTGTCCGCTATTGCTCAAAGCGAAGGTATAAGGCCTGCTGGTGAATATGTAGAAGGCCTATCCAGGCAATATGGGCAAGGCCCTGGTGTAAGCTTTCCCTTGGTAAGCGGCCTCAAAGGGCTCTGGGAATGGCTAAAGAAAAGACCTGAGAATGAACCGCATTACCCGTAGGAGTGACAAATGCCTCTCTTACTAGACCCTCGCATATATGGCGATAAAAATACCTCTCTGCAAGAACGTTTAGAAAGGTTCAAACAGCTTTATCCTGAGCAATGGAAAAAGGTGGTAGCGCCTGCCATTGCGCCTGTAATGGACAAGCTTGTGCAAGAGCAAGCCCCGCCACAGGAACAGCAGCAAGAGCCTGGTTATATTGAGTCGGCTGTCAAGGGCCTGGCTAAAGGCTTGTACCATGCCTATGGTTCGCTTGCCGAAGATGTAGGGACCCTTGTGCCGCCTCTAAAGCCTCTTACAGAGAGGATGGCAAAGAGCTATGAAGCAGCAGCGCAATCCTTGGAATTACCTGAGACGAAAAGCGCAGCTAAGAATTTTTTGAACAGGCTTAGTCAGAGCGCTGGGTATATGCTTGAAAAGATACCCGAAGCTCTAGCCATAGGCAGTACGGTAAAGGCTGCTACTGCTTCCACCAGGATTGCCAAATGGCTGGGCGATATGAGCGACTTCGTTGTTGGCTCGATGGCGCAGGGGGCAGTCAAGGGCGCTAGAGAAGAAGGTGTTCCTGGGGCGGTAAAAGGCGCTGTAGAGCAAGGGGTGTATGCAAGGCTATATGAAGGCCCTAGCATGGCATTGCAGCCAGAAGCAGCTATGAAACGAGCTTTACGGCCTGTGTATAAAAAGATAGCCGCTGACGCTGCTAGGTTTACAGGGGTAGGCGTAGGGCAAACTGTGTATGAGGCGGCCAAACAGGGGCGAGCCCCTACTGAGGACGAGTTGAAGCAAAGCATAGCCGATAGCCTTGGCATGTTTGCCGCTTTCCAGATAATGCCTGTCATCAGCAAGCTAAGTGGTAAAGGCAAAGAGAAGCTTGAAATTGCAAGGATTCGCAAAAAGCTCAACGAGGCTATTAAGAAGGGCAACGTTGAGCAGGTAAAAGCGGTATTGGACGATTTCTTTGAGAATCCCAAGGTCTCGGACGATACCAAAGAGAAGGTAGCGGTTACTGTAGAAAAGGCGAAGCAGGCAGCGGTTGAGCCTGAGCCTGAAGAGGCAAGGCCAGACGAGCAGCTTCAGCAGATGGCAGAAAAGAGAGGGGTTGATTTAGCACAATGGGAAGCAGAAAGACAGGCGCAACCTAGCGCATGGGCAGAAGAGAAAGCGGCTTACCCTGAAAGACAGGCCACCAGGGTAAAGCCTGTTTACGAGCAGCCTATCAAGCCGCAGTTCGTGCCTAGAGAGACCATTGCAAAGGCAGAGCAGGAAGCTGAACAGGTTGCCAAGTTTGGCAGATTACCGAGGGGTGAGGTTATAAATGTTTCCCCTGCTGCACCTGAGCGGGAAGAACCAAGGCTTATTACGCCTAGAGAGACGTTTCTTGAAAGAGCTAAACGTAGGGGAGGTGGTAAGCCAGGTGTAGAAGAAAAGGTTCAGCCTGCCGTACCTGAAGAGCCAACTATTTGGACGCCCCGCACTATGGGGCCGAGGGAGGTGATCCGTTTTGCCGAGCAAGAGCGAGAAGCAGGCCCGATTCATGAGGGCATGACTAAACCCGAAGTTCAGGAGGTTCCTGGAAAAGAAGGGCAAGGAATGCCCACCGGTAGAGGTGTGCAGGGAATTCGTAGAGGCGGACAAGAGGCAGAGACGATTGAAGAGGTAACCACTAAATCAGGCAAGCCCTTCAAGATCAAAGGGGCGCTGGTATTGCAGCTTAGAAAGCGAGGTTTGCTTGATACACATGAGCCTGTAAAGGTGGATGAGGGGTGGATTGGGAAGCCGAAGGAGACTGCTCTACCACGTATGGAGGCAGCACCCGGTGCCGTTGAAAAAGAGGCGGGGCCAGCCAAATCTGAAATTAGCCTTCAAGACAAAATACAGATAGTAAAAGACCAGATAGCCACTAGGAAGGCTAATAAACAGAAAGTGCCTCAACATCTCTATGACAAGCTAAACGAGTGGACAGCTTTATTGGAAGGGAGAGAAAAACCTGGGGAAAGCGTTGTTTCCTTGGAGGTTTTTGGTCATCCTTCTGCTACCAATATTCGCTCTGAAAAATACGGCAATTTAATTCCAATCAAAGTAAAAGACAAAGCGACTGTAGAAAAAAGAATTAATAAAACTCAAAAACTTATAGATGAGTTACAAGCAAAACTTGGTAAAAACAAAAAACTTTCTGTTGAAGAAGAGACGATATTAGGCCTTTTGAAGAATGAGACGATGCCTGAGCTAAATAGGCTATGGAAGCAACTGGAAAAAACACCTGAACAAGCACCTAAAAAGGAAGCAGTCCAATCAAAGCAACCTAAAACTGAACCACAAAAGCCCACACCCAAGCAAGCTGAAGCCAAACAGCCTTGGGAGATGACGAGGGGAGAATTTGAAGCAGAATACTGGAAGGCAAGAAAAAGATTGTTCCCTGTTAGAGATGTCCCTGCCAAGCGAGCAATATTAGACAAATTGTTCCATGAATCTTCACATTATCGAAATAAAATTGAGTGGACACTAGAAGAAATACAGCAAGCCAAGCTAGATTTAAAAAAAGGCAGGCAAACCAAAGCGAAGAAGGCGGCAATTGATTTGCTTGAAAAGATAGCTCCTAGTCCTGAAAATATGCGCAAAGAGTTTATTTCCCGTGCCCTCAAAGAAAACAAGCTCACCCCTGAACAATACAATAAGCTCCATGCCAAGGATTATGGAGAGTATGGAAGTGAGGAGTTTAAGAGGAATTTTCCTGATGTGGAGGTGAAGGGCAAAGAGCGGATTAAAAAGGAAACAAAGATAAAAGAGAAGAAAAGCAAACCTATTAAACCTAAAAAAACAGACCTAAAAAAGGTTGCAAGATTTAGGGAACTTGCAAATAATTTACAAAAGCAAATTGACGAAAAACGCAACCCTGCAATAAGTCAACTTAGACTTACCCCAAGACGTGCTCGCATTGCCGCAGGTATGGCTCAAGATGCTGAACATCTTGAGCACATACAAGCCAAGCTGTATGCTTTAGCTGATGCTATTGAAAACAAAATCTTACCTAGCAGCCTAAGTGGGATAACAAACAAGGCGCAAGTAGAGGCGTTGTTGCGATGGCAAGATTTCCCAAAATTTAATGCTCGCAACTTACACGCTGTCCAGGACAACAAAAGACTGGTAAAAGCTGGAATTGATAATGACAACAAATTTCAACAAGCAAAAAGAGATCTTTTAGCTCTTGGGAAGTCAAAGAAAAAAACGCCTGAAGAAATCCGCACTGAAAAAATTAAAAAAGCCGAACTAGAGTTGGTTGGTAAAAACGTAGGGGTAGACTTCTTTCCTACACCTAAGCCTATTATTGAAAAAATGCTTAATATCGCTGAAATAAAGCCCGGCATGTCGGTTCTTGAGCCCTCTGCTGGTAAAGGTGATATAGCAGATAGCATTAAAGAAAAATATAAAAAGGTTAAACTAAAGACGGTCGAAATTAGCAGTGCACTCAATGATTTGCTTAAGCTAAAAGGCTATGATGTGGAGCAAGGCGACTTTCTAAAGCATAAAGGTCAATACGACCGAATTATAATGAATCCCCCTTTTAGCAAAGGGCAAGATATTGACCATGTTCGCTATGCTTATGATCTACTTAAACCTCATGGCCGCTTGGTTGCTATTATGAGTGAAGGGCCATTTTTCCGTAGCGATAAGAAAGCAAAGGCGTTTCGTGAATGGTTAAAAAAAGTTGGTGGCACAAGCGAAAAACTACCCTCAAAATCATTTACAGGGAAAGAAGCTTTTAGGCAAACGGGCGCATCATCAAGACTAGTTGTAATTGACAAACTTACAAAAAAGCCAACAGGCATCAAACAATACTCACTAGGTGAACGCCCTGAGAAGCCCCTCACCAAGCCCCTCGTTGACCTTATGGTCAAGAAAGCTTCTGCTAAGTGGAAAGAGACCCCGGGGATCACCGTAGTTGAGAAGCAATCCGATCTACCTAAAGAGGTCCAGAGGCCAGAGCCTATCAAGGGCGTTTTCTACAAGGGCAAAGTCTATCTTGTAGCCGAAAACCTTGCTTCGCATAAGGACGTGGTGAAGACCCTTACCGAGGAAGTGATAGGCCATGCAGGATTGAGGAAAGCTCTGGATTCCAAGCTGTATGATCAGACGCTTGACACCCTGTGGAACAAGCACAAAGACGACATTTTGCCTATCGCCAAGGACTACAAGCTGGATGTTACCAAGCCTGAGCAGAGACGGCAGGCAGTGGACGAATGGATAGCCAAGCAGATAGCTGATGACAGTCTGCCTAAGAGGATCTGGCAAAGGCTGGTGTTTGCGGTAAAAGCGTTTGCAAGGAAGCTAGGATATTCTGGTAATTTCACCTTAAATGAGATCAAAGGGATGCTGAGAGCAGGGGTAAACAGAAAATATGGCTCACCAGTAGAAGGTGAAAAAAGGTTTGCCCTCGGCAAAGCTGCCGATACCGAGCAGCTAAAGGAAGCCGCTGAGGTCATAAAGGAAACCGAAAAAGAACCCGAAGCCCCTGAGTCTATCAAGCCATTCATGGAAAAAGTGAAGGACAGCAAGGCCAAGGATTTTCTTGCCAAGACCAAGAATGCACTGCTAGAAGCTTTTGCCCCCGAGCTGCTTCACGAGAAAGGCAAGGAAGCCGAAGCCAAGGCCAGCGAATTGGTTGCTAAAGAGCTTCATGCGGTGAACGTGATCAAGAACGCCCTGTACGAGAGAAAGCTATGGTGGGACAAGCTGCCTGAATCGGCAAGACTGAAGTATATCATCAGCTTTGAGGAAGGCGACAACAAGGCCCTTATGGAACTTGCAGGGGGCAACAAGAAAGTCTACGAGACCTTGCAAGCTATCAAGGCGGAACACCGTGATCTGTACAACAAGATATACGAAGCAGAGAAAAAGGCAGGTATAGAGCTAAATTACATCAAAGACTACTGGGTACACCTGTGGAAAGACCCTGATAAGGCAGCTAGAGTATTCAGGCAATTCAGAGAAACAATGGGTAAAGACCCGTTTACCCGTAGCAGAATACTTGACACTATCAGGCAAGGGCTTGAGCTGGGGTTAGAGCTAAAGACCACGAACCCCGAAGAAATGGTAATTGCCAGGATAAATTCGGGGTTAAGAGCCATTACACGCCAGAAGTTTATGGATTGGCTTGTAGAAAATGGCCTGGCCGAGCCGTATAAAAAAGGCACTAAGCTTACCAAAGAATTTGATACTATTGTCAAAATGCCAGACGGCAAAACCTATATGGTCAGTAAAGCCCGTGCCGAAAAGCTCGAAAAAATGAGTGATGCGGGCAAACGGGTATATCTCAAAAACCTGATTAAAAACGGCTATATAAAGCCATATGAGAAAGGGACTGACGTTGCTGGTAAGAAAGTAATTGACGCCCCTAACGGCAAGGCCTACGCCGTGGAGAAAGAGATAGTGCCTCTTATGGAAAATGCGGGGCTTAAGCTAGAAGGCCCTAAATCGCTGTGGGTAAAAGATACGCCTGCTGGTATGAGCTACAGGACGCTCATGCGAGCAAAGAATATGTTTATCCCTATCAAGCTGGGCATGAGCTTATTCCATGCTACTCACATTGGCACAATCATGATGCCTGCTGTCAGGACAGGGATAATTCTTGACGCTCTTGAAGGCGGTAAATCCTGGGGCGAAGCTATAAAAGAGCTTGCCAAAGTAAGCACAGGACTTACACAGATCAAGGAAGTCAAAGAGGGCTTACGCCTCGGCAAGCTGCTGGATAAGCCTCTTTCTGAGCTTTCACCTGCTGATAGACAAGCAGTGCAGTATATCCTTGAAGGCGGCTTTACAACGCAAATGCCTCATGAATGGAAGGTGGAAGCTAAAGAAGCATTTGACAAAGCTCTTGCTAGCAAGAATGTTGCTGGCATTCTAGGACATGGCGTTAGAAGAGTAGTAGAGCTATCAGGTAGCTGGCTATTTGAGTATTATATCCCTGCATTGAAGAGAGTGGCATATCTCAAGCGGGTACGAGACTTGATGGCAAGAAGGCCCGAGCTTGCTGATAAGCCGAACGAGAGATTGAAAGAGTTTACCAAGATACGCAAGTCCATAGATAACCAGTTTGGCGAAATGACATACAAGACACTGTTCTGGAAACCGATACTGAAGGACGTGGGCATTGGCTCGATGCTGTCTATGGGCTGGCAGTTAGGGTTTGTGAGAGAGTACGGCGGGGCGGCAGTTGATACAGCCAGGTTTTTCAAGGAACTTGCCAAGAAGGTTGCCAAGAAAGAAGGTAAGCCAGAAATAACAGGTAGAATGGTATTCGTCCTGGACTACACTATCCAATCGCTGCTTCTGGGCGGATTGCTTACCTGGGCATTGACAGGCTCTATGCCACAAAAGCTGATCGACTACATTTATCCAAGGACAGGCGATCAAGAACCTGATGGAACACCGACGAGGCTCAACACCCCGTATTACACAAGGGAATTTGGGGCCATAGCGCAACATATCAAGACCGAAGGCCCTGCAACTGGCATGCTTCATATGTTCAGGAACAAAGCCAATCCTATGATTGCGCCTATCTTGAGGCTATGGTCTAACAAGGATTTTTATGGCACAGATATACGAGATCCTCATGCACCGATACTTACTCAGACCAAGCAGTTCTTTGAGTATCTAGCTGGGGAAGCTGCGCCTATTTCACTGTCGTCTGCCAAAAGGGGCGCAGAAACAATGGGCTGGGCAAAGAGCTTATTGCTGTCCGAGATAGGTTTTACCAAGGCCCCTGCTTATGCAAGACTTACACCTCTTCAGTCAAAGATATTCAAATATTACTCTGAGTATAAAGATAAGCGCATGACCAGAGACGAGGCAGAGCGGTCGAGGATAAAGCGCAAAATGCGGGTTGAATGGCTCACTACTGGCAAAATATCAGACGAGACATGGAAAGAAGCATTTGATAAAGACGTGTTCTTAGCTGCAAAACCTAGTCAAGTCAAGGCTAACATAACCACGTTTATAAAGAGCTTGCGTCTTAGCTCTGATGTGCGGGCTTTCGCAGGCCTTCCGGCTGACATTCAAGTCGCACTGCTCAAAGAAATGAACGAACAAGAACTGAAAAAGTTTTTGCCTCATGCGAAAGGCATAGCTAAAATCAGGTATTACAGATCCAAACAAAAGAAAGGGGGTAAAGAGTGATATGGCTAACACAACTACTACCAGTCCTAATGGCGCAAGCATAGTGCCAGACGGGACCACAGATTGGATTCTTGACCAGGAAACCAACAAGCATTTTGTTTTGCTTCGCAGGATACAGTTCAATCCCAGCGAGGCGGGGGACAGACTTGTGGTGCGAGACGGGGATGCAAACGGCAGGATCATTTTCGATAGCGATACTGTCGCTGATCCCAATGATGCTAGAGAGGCTAGGTACAACGGCATGAGATGCATACCGTTCATAGACGCCAGCGAGTGCATTTTTACTACGCCTAGCGAAGCGCTGATAATGATGGATTGGGACAGAACACCATTTTAAGGAAAGGGGGAATTGTAGCAATGAAGAAAGGAACAGCGTTTATTTTGACCGTAATGGTATCTTTGTGGCTCTTGGTAGTAACGGCCTTTGCAGGCCAATCAGTGCAGTGCAAGCTTATCTGGGATGAGCAGAGCGTTACGGCAGGTAGTTATGTTGAGACCAACGCTATTGCTCTCTCGCCTTATGCTCACAATGCCAGCGTTACCACATTGTGGCGGGTAAGGTCAGGCGGCATCCTTTCCTTGCAGCCAGAGGTTACCGAAGGGACGTTCACATTCACAGTCTATTTCTCAAACTTCCCCGATGCAAGCGTATGGGATTCAGGAACAGACATAGCAACAGGGATCACGTCTAGCGATACAGACAGGATCACCATTGACCCCGACGGCGTTGCACTGTGGATGAAGATCAGGGCTACTGAAACGAGTGGGACTGGAAGCCCTTCCTTGAGCGCAGTTCTCTGCTCGGACTAAGGAGGCACAACTATGAGGAAGTTTTTCTTTACAGCAGTTTTCTTGGTAATGGTGTTGTTTGCGGTGGTGGGATGGGCAGCAGATTGGTATTGTGCGGCTACAGGGATAAACGGTGATGGCTCTGAAGATAGTCCGTGGGTTGGATCTTCTAATATTGTCTGGGGTGCGGGTGGAGTGCAGGCTGGAGACACACTGTGGGTTCTTGGTACACATGTTGGAGAGCAGCTAACTATTGGCTCCGACAATGTAATTATTAGAGGTGACTATCCTGGGAATCAGGGAGTAATCGACGCCAATGGAAATTCAACGTGCATAGATAATTCCGATGGACACGATGGAATAACTATCCAGAGCATTGGAATTACTGGTTTCTCCGAATATGGGATCAGGTCATATAGTGCTGATAACTTTGTTGTAAAAAACTGTGAGTTTTACAATAACGTTTCTGGCACATCAATGAAGTGGGTTATTGGATGGGATGGAAACAATTGTATAATTGAAGGTAATTACTTTCATGATCTTCAAAGTGCCCAGCATGTTATACTGTTCAACCATGATGGCAGTGGTTACTGCAATACTAACGATGTAGACATTTCATATATTAGAAACAACAGATTTCTTCGTTGTGACAACACAACTAGCAATGGAGACGGACATGTTATAGCATTGGCTGGTGGCACTCTGTATTCACGAACGATAAAACACGTTGTTATCGAAAACAATAATTTTGATACTTGTGGAAACGCTGAGCCAAATCCTATTGTGTCATCCTACAATGCTGAAGATGTAATAATTCAACGTAATGTCTTCTACAACGGTAGTGCCAGGGCTATTCAAGTAGGGACAAACTGCAAAGACAATTATGTAGCATATAACCTTGTCTATAACAGTATTTTCTATGAAGATCAGCCTTCTTTGGCAGGTGTATTGAAACTCGGAAACAGCACAGGAGGTTGTACAGAATGTACTACAGCAACTAATATCTATTTTGTGAACAATACTATTTACGGTATTGATGCTGAAGACTCAACACATAGTCGAGGAGCAATTGTTATTGCTTGTGCAGATGATGGAGAATTAGCTTGTGATCATATTTATGTTGAAAATAATATTGTTTATGCTGATATGCCCTCCGATACGTCAGGTTGTTGGGAATTGATGGTTTATGACCCAGGAAATCGAATTACTGATTTGTATTCTGATTATAACGATTGGTATCGCAGTCAAAATACTAATAACTTTATTTGGTTTAAAGGTAATGCTTATTCAATGTCTGAGTTTGCGTCTTATCAATCGACTGAAAATCAAGATACACACAGTTTTACATCTAACCCTCTCCTCACTTCTACCTACCACCTCTCCCGCAACTCCCCCTGCATCGACGCAGGCACGAAGTTGTCTATTCATGACAGCGACTGGCAAGACTTGGCAGGGAACAGACAAAGATACGGAACCAACCCTGACATCGGGTGCTATGAGCGCAACACTGATTTTAGGGCTAAATGGGGCGGACAGCACGGATGGACAAGTGCGCCCTGGGGTATAGGAAAATGGAAAAAGAACAGGTGGACACCTTATGAGTAGGAGGTAGGGAATGGCTGAACTGCTAATCAAATCTTCAGATACAACAAACCCTGATCCAGTCAAAGACCTGCGAGGATGCTACAAGAAAGGCGACGTTGTTGTTCGTAAGCCTGATGGCTGGAAGTGGGGCAAAGAGGAGTTGAACAAGAAGAAATTTTACATTTTATGTGTGCCAGATAAAGAAGTAGATGAATTAGAGTTTTTGACAAAAGAAGACGAAATCGAGCTAGGCAATCGTTACATTGCTGAGTCCCCTGAATTGGGGGTGATGGCTGAAGGTCCCGACGCAGAGACAGCATCTAAGGCCTGCGAGGCTTTAGCCAACGCCGTCTTGAAGAGGCTACAAGACTACGGTTTAACACCTAGTTATCAGATTGTAACAAGAGCGGAGCCTATCAGACATGTTGTAGCTAGACGTAGGCACAGGATTAACGTTGAGGAGATTGAGGATGCTCTACAGAATGAGGTGGTTGCTGAAATAACCAGTGACAAGATTAGCGTAACAGATAAACCACAAAAGATAACAGCAACTTTAGCGGAGCTGGCCAAGTAAGATGGCTACCGAAGTTGTAAAAATAGTAGACACAGGAGGCGGAGGGGATTATTCGTCTCTGGCTGCTTGGGAAGCAGGCGAACAACAAGACCTCGTTACCGCTGACGAGATAGCTGTTGCTGATTGCAGGTGTACTACAGGAGCGGCAGATACTACTGCTATGACTATTGATGGTTGGACAACTGATGACACCAGATACATCAAGATTTGGACTGATCCAGATCAGGGATATAGGCATGATGGAAAGTGGAATACGAGTGCTTACAGATTAGAAGTGAGTGGAGCACATGCTATTAATAATTTAGAAGATAACGTATTTATTTTTGGTTTACAAGTATATCAAAATCCAAACGCACATGACCAGTACGGTATATACAATAATGGTGGAAATGGTGTAAAAATTGCTTATTGCATCATAAAAGGTGATAAAGATCAAACATTATATAGGCAGAAGGGCATACATTCTCAGAATATTAACGGAGAAACTGTATACATATGGAATAATATTATTTATAATTTTAAGAGAGATTATTCTTATGGAATATTTATGGCGTCTTCATATCCTATATTTGTGTGCTATAACAACACAGTCATAAATTGTTATTATGGTGTATACAACGAAGGTGTAGATCAGCCTACATATTGTACAAACAATTTAAGTTCAGGAAGTATATTATCAGATTTTACCGGAACATATGATTCTGATAGCGATTACAACGCATCTAGTGATACGACTGCTCCTGGAGCCAACAGTAGGACCAACCAGACTTTTACCTTTGTTGACGTAGCTAACGATGACTATCATCTTGATTCAACAGACACTGGCGCAAAAGATTATGGTACAGACCTCTCATCCGATCCATACCTATCCTTCACCGACGACATCGACGGCGAAACTCGTTCTGCTCCTTGGGATATTGGGGCGGATGAGTATGTGAGTGGGGGTGGGGGCGAAACTATTACCCTGGCAGCCATGAGCTTACAGTATGCAGGGGAATCTTTACTTACGAACGAAACCTTCAATCTAGACCCTTTTTCGCTGTCATTTACCGGCAAAACCCTGTTTACCAGTGAAGCATTCAACTTGGTGAGAAAAAGTCTTTTTTTTAGTGGCAAAAACATGTTTTTGAACGAATCAATATCTCTTGATAGAGGGGCGCTATCTTTTACTGGTAAAACCCTGTTTTTCAATGAGGCTCTACGACTTGCAAAGCAAGCGCTAACCTGGGCGGGGAAAGAGCTAGAGGCTATTCAAGGTTATGTCGTTACTCTTGCCGCTGGTGTGCTTTCATGGGCAGGCAGGACGCTACACCTTAACGAGACGTATAGCCTAGCCCGGGGAATTCTAACCTTTACAGGCAAGAGCCTTGCTGCTTTTACAGGCGAAATGGTCAGTATGGCAAAAGGCGTGCTAACGTGGGCTGGCAATGCGATCAGTACCAATGAGGTAATAACTCTGGCAAAAGGGACGCTCAAGTTTATAGGCAAATCCTTGAGAGGATTAGGCAGAACCGTAAGAAGCGAGCTATCTACATGGCTCAAAATTAAGTAAAGAGGTAAGAGGGGGAAAAGCAATGCGACTATCAATTTTTAGAGGAAAAAAGAAGCCAAAGGAAACAGAAGAAAGCACCGTAGCAAAAACCACTTTCAAGGGCGGGGAGGTCCACGTCAACCCTTCTGAAGCTGCCAGTCTCAAACGGCTAGAGGCCAGGCTTAGAAGGGTGACACAAGTTCTTGAAAGCGGTGTAATTCCTGAAGGAAGCGCAAAGCATGAACAATTCACCAGGATAAAGAATAAGCTTGAAATGCTTATCAAAATAAAGAAAGGGGAGGTGTAAAAGATGGCCTGGGTAGCTTTTCATAAATGGAAACAAGCACAGCTTGACGGGCAGTCACAGCCAAATGCGCCTGTAGATTTTAACAACGACAGTATTGCGCTGCTATTGCTCAAGTCTACCGCTAATCCTGCGGGAAACGTGGCGACATGGGAAGACGTGGCAGATGCAGTGGCTTCGAGTGCAGAGGTAGTAGGTACTAACTACGCTAGAAAAGATTTGACCGGCCTTACTGTTACTTTATCAAGCGGTACGGTAACCGTCGATGCTTCAGATCCTACCGCCTATGCGCAGGATGCAAGCGGGTTTGATGATGCTAGATATGCCCTGCTTTTCAAAAAAGCAGCCGCTGACGCCTCGGCGCCGGTCATTGCCTATTATGACTTTGGCTCTAACAAAGGCAATACAACCGGCTCGTTGAGCTTAGAGTTTTCGCCTGCGGGTATCTTTACTTTTTCATAAACAAAAGAGGTGAGTATGTATCAAAAGCTGCATTTTGATGAAAAGTACAGAAAAGTAATCAGAGAACTGGTAAATAACGGACAGTTCAAAATAAACGCTAACGGCAAGCTGGAACCGGCAGACCCTAAAGGGGTGTTGAACTCGCCCTGGGTGTTCATGGGGCCGCAGGCCAGGCGAAAGCACTGCCAGATTTGGAACGCTATTTACTGTGGCAAATTTGGCCTTATCCCCAGGGTGTGCCGCTTTCATTGCTGGAAAACAGTTATCAAACCACGGAACGTCCTTGAACTATTCAAGCTGGCCGATGTGTTGACGCTTCTTAACCTGCCTTCCAAGTGCGGGGCGGACAGAAGGAATTACACATACGGGGCCTGGGCAGGTTTTGTGTATGCCGATAGCCTGGAAGAAGGCAAAGAGTATTATCGCCAAGTGCGGGATGCCGTTGACATGGCTATCAGTAAAGATGTGGAAGTGATCCTGAAACGGGGCTGTACCGAGATGGAAATGCTCAAGTCTTCTGATCAATGGGACGATTGGCCTGAAGAAGAGCGACAGCTTGAATGGCAACTGGACGATCTGTTCTGCTTGAATGAGATAAATTTCTCACAATCGCAATGGCTTATAAACGACATAAAGGAAGGATGGATACTGAGGGCCATAGAGATAGGCGATCCCACAGCCAGGCAAGCATTAGAGCTATACAGCGGCCAAAAGGACTTGTGGGATAAACTCGTATCTCATCCTGTAACATACCACGACAAGGAGGGATAAATGCCTAACGGTGGATGTCCTGCACCTGAATGTCATGAGCAACTTCAAGGCCTTAAAAAGGCTATTTATGGGGAAGACGGCAAAAGCGGGATCGTGGGATGCCTAAAGGATAAGGTTCCTAAGAAGTGGATATGGGCGCTATTAGCAGTTTCGATTGTTCCCGCAGGAAGTTTTACAGCCTCGGTCTACTACAAGACCAGAGCGTCAGACTTGATGTACGCGGCAAAACCTGTGGTGGCAGAGTTGACTAGCAGGATCAATCTGCTAGAGTATAAGGACCAAGAGCTTAGGGCGATCCTGCACAGGATTGAAGAGAACCAACTTGAAATGCAAAAAGATATTAAGAAGCTTTTGCAGGAGAGAGTACGATGATAGACCCACTAGAGCGTATCAACTGCTCTGAGCGCACCAAAGACCTAGAATATCTAAAAGATATTTTGCGTAATAACTGCCAGATCATAATGGGATCAATTAAGCGCATTGTCGAATGTACGGTGACTATGACCGATGCGCTCAATGCGTTTGAGGAAAAATGGGGAAAGGAGGTGAGACAGCATGTTACTGAAAATGGGGGTGTCGGTAAGATGCCTGAAAAGGGAAATTAGAAGGGCTTTACCTATTATTGACCGAGTTTACAGGGAAGTGGCAGGGCATGAATCAGTGTTGACATCAGGCGATGAAGGAAACCATTCGCCAGGCTCTTTGCACTATGCGGGGGAAGCGGTAGACGTGGGCCTGCCTGGGTCGCACGGGATGGTTTCTAGGGCTAGCTCTACAGAAGTAGTCTCGGCTCTTAGACAAAAGTTAGGCCCCAAGTATGATGTAGTGCTCGAGTCTAACCATATCCACGTAGAATACGATCCTGAATAGAAAGAGAGGTTCGTATGTCAGAAGAACAAGCGGTATACGCAGAGAATAGCATAGCCGTAAAATACCGGCCTCTTGACGAGGAAACCTGGACTGTATTAGTCCCCTTACCCAATTACAAGTGTCCGTATCGCTATGAAGGATGGCGCAAAGAGGGTGTAGGATGGATATCTGACAAATTTCTTTGTAGATTATCAGGGCAGGAATGCACAAAAGAAAATTGCCGGAAAAGAAAGGGGAACAAAGCATGGGGCGGTCAACTGTAGAGAGATTGAAAAGGAAATGGCAGCTATCAGGGTGGATTGTCAAGTCCTCATCAAGCTGCTCAAAGAAAAATACAAAAGATACGATGAACTTAAAGCATTACTCAAAGAAAGGGGGGATAAGCAATGAGTATCATTAGCTTTTTGGCAGGATTAGGCGTAGGCGCAATAATAGGGGTATTGGTTTATCGTAACAATGCCAAGAAGATTGAGAGGGAAGCTAAGAGAAACGTAGATGCTATGAAGCATGAACTGGACAGGTTAAGAAGGATGATAGGTCAGGGGAGGAAATTGAAATGAATTGGAAGGACTTGGGTAAGAGAATCGCCAAATATGCGCCAGAGCTAGGCGCTGCTTTTGGCGGCCCTGGAGGGGCTGCTATTGGCACATTAGCTTCGCTTGTAGCCGGGGCCTTTGGATTAACCCCTGATGCCAAACCAGAGGAGATCATAGCAGCTATTGAAAAAGATCCCCAGGCCGCTGTAAAACTCAGGGAAATCGAAACAAATGCAAAAGTAGAAATCCATAGGCTCAATGTGCAATTGGCTATCCAGGAATCCCAGCAGGAAACAGTTAGGCTTCAGGCAGTCAACGCCACCATGCAGAGTGAAAGCAAAAGCGAGCATTGGCCTCAGTATTCCTGGCGACCGGTAAACGGGTTCGCATTTCCAATCGCTGTAATCACTATATACTTTGTACTACCCTTACTAGGAAAGGCTGTCCCCAATGTGCCCGAGTGGGTATGGATGGGCTGGCTCTGCATTCTAGGGGTGACCACCTGGCATCGTGGCCGTATGCAGCGGGCTCAAGCTGGTGATAATTCCCAGGGCGTGGTTGCAGGGGTTATTAATGCCATAAAGAAGGGTTAAAGATTCAGATTGCCCCCAGCTAAAAAACAAGAAGGGGATAAGCAAAACGGCTTAAACAAAAAATGAAGGACTCCTGCCAATGAGGTAGGAGTCTTTTTTGTATTGTTATGACCGATCTAGGATTTGTCTATACTTTTTCCATGCAAATATCTTTTTCTTTAACCATGGCAAGAAAAATTTGTAAAAACAAGTAGTAAAAACAATCCCCCAAATTGCGCCTCTGACATAAAAATATTGAGGACTATGTGAAATATTAAAGTCAGTAAAAAGTTCAAAATTCATCTCGTTGTCTCCTTTCTAGTCTTTGGTGTTTTTCAATTCAGGCGGAAACTGTCTATCTGAACAGGTAAATCCTGCCGCCCCTTTATGGCCGCCACCGCCGTATTTCTTGGCCATCTCGCTAACGTCTATATCTTCTGGTTTGTTGGCGTACAGAGAAACTATCCAGCTTCTACCAGTAAAAGCATAAGTAATAAAAATGTCCGCATCTTTTGCGCCTGGGGCGTTTTCAAACGTCATACTATTGGCAATACCCCTGTTTAAAACAAGGGCTTTGTACCCCTCAAAAGTAACAGGGTAAGCATACCTAGAACAATATTTGGCGTCTATCTGCTTTTGGTATTCAAGAATGATTTTACCCTGGCGCAATATCACATTAAAGACAACCCTCCCATAGCTTTCAAATAACTTTTCCCATAATTTCATCCCTTCCTCTGTAGCAGGGTCGGTTTCTCTCATTCTCATGCCATACTGGAAAGGCAAGGTGTCAGGATCGCTATGATCCCAAACATCGTATTCAGCAAGAAGTTTTACAGGTTTAGGTATAGGCAAATGTGGATTTATAAATTCCCAAACCAAAGAGCATGCCCCTATACCTATACGCCTCAGGCCACGCACAACAAAGCCTCTCTTCTCTGCTTCTTCCAAGGCGGTCTTGTGGTGGTCTATCCAGATGAGCTTGCATTTCTTAGTCAACTCAATCATCTGATCAAAAGGCTGTAAGGCAAAGTCCACCATGTAAACCGTCTCACCGTCCTTGATCTTGTTCATAGGGAACGTGTCTCCATAGTCAATAGGCCACATTTCGCACTCAGGGTAATGAAACTTAACGATTGCGCCTGAGCAATGACCATCTGAATCGCTCGAATGATAAAAGCATTTCATAGTTTATCCCTCCTTTTTGAGAATATCCTGCGGACGCATTTTGCCTATTTTTGCGTCCGTAAAATTTTCACAACTTAAACACAAATTGTTCATTACTACTTGTAATCTTCAGATCTGGCTTCGCTGAAGTTTTCCATCCATATGGTTAACAACACCAACACAAGCAAGCTATACACAGCGTTATCAAGCAGGGTATCCTCAAGCGTTTCGTCTTGAACATAGGCTTTTTCTTTCTTCAGCAAAGACTTGATCCGTCCCCACTTGTCCGTAAGCCGAACCAAGGCTCCTTTCCAGGCAGGTATGCCCGTTATTTCCTCAGAAAATTTGAAGTTACCCAAAGGATCGCCATCGCCATAGTCCAAGTTTTTAAGCGCATGGATCAGAGCCATTTTGCCAAGGTATTGATAAAACAGCGGGTGCCCGGGCAAGTCCGACCATGTAACATTGACATCTGGTTTGTCTAAATCAATTTTGATTTCTATTGATGACATTTGCTTCCCTCCTGCTTTTGCTTAAATTTTCTGTTTTTTCTTTTTCTCTCACCTCTCGCATTACCACCCCTAGCCTTCTACCTATTTCCATCCACACCCCGTGGATAGCGGCAACTTCGTCACTTGCAGACCAGTTTTTGGCTAGGCTTAGGATGTCGTTTACTATTAGCTCAATGAAGTCAATTTCCTTTTCTCGCATTGCCACCACCATGCTTTCATCTTCAACACCCCTAGCACCCTCACAAGCATTTCATGCCACATGATCTTACGCTCGTTTCTAGCTATACACCTAAGAAAAAAGAAAAGCTCTCTTATCACTAAGCGTCCCATCGGTTTGTTGCTTTTCTATATTCGTCCCACATCCTTTTGCCAAATGCCAACTCTCTTGCAGGCTTGTTCATTATCTTTTCGCCCAGGATAGTGTTAAGCGCTTCTTTAAGCAGCCGGTTCTCACATTTCAAGCACAGATCCACAGCTACCGTCACGTCTTCCATGCCGCCGGCTGCGTCTGCCCTCCGGTCAATTGCCCATGAGTGCCTCTCTACACCCTTCCTTGTGTCGCACATATCACATACCAGGATCGTTGCCATGACGATTCCTCCTTTTCTTTTTTATTTCCTGGTACAGCGCTCTCCTCCCCAAGACACGAATGGTTCCATGAGCATCCACTACGTACCGCCTTGGCTCTCTCAAAGAAAAGTCGCCGTACACTTCTTTCCTTAATGCCTTAGCAACCCTTTGGTTCATCTTTGCCTCCTTTTTAAGATTCCCCGTCTGGTTCAACTTCAACTGTAAACAATTCATCATGCCATTCTGAAGCATAGTCAATCAGTGTTACCTCTATATTTCCATTTGGCAACATTTCAGAATGGAAAACACCGTATCTATTATTGAAGTATTTTTCTTTGAATTGGCTTTCAGTTAGCTTTTCCATTGGCGTCATTTGTTCTCCTCCTCTGGCGGCTCTATCTCAAGCCAATGGGTGATATTGGAAGAAGGGTACGCAAGCCATCCAGTTTCAGGATAGAAATAATTTGTAGCCCATTGACCCCAAGATAAATCATTATTAAAAGTGGCTACCCAAACTAAATACTTTCCAAGCTTATCAGGCAACCTCTCTTTAACATTTATCCATTTCACTTTGATACCTCTCTTTCGTCAGTGAAATCACTGTCCTCTAAAACATGCATTCCTTTACAGAGAACAAGATATATTAGGTGTCCATTCTTGGCTGGTTCTTTAAAGAGTGGGCATTCATCTCCACAATAACACCCGCCCTCTGGATGATAGGAAAATCTACATTTTTGCCTTTTCCATGTCCCTTTTCTCTGTATCCATAAGCAACCATCTTTGTCAATCTTGACTTTCATTTTCTATCCTCCTAAACGCAATTGCCCATACCCAGGGGTTTACGTTCCAGCCAAAGCCTTTCTTGGCCCAAAGGGAATCCCATAAGGCTTTAAATCTTCCCCTGGCTTGATAAACCGAAATATGTTTTCCATTTTGGTAATCTTCCCACCTATCAATGCCTTCTTTATGAATATCTTCGCTGGATATTTCCTGTACCCGTTCAACCCAAATATCTGTTACCTCCAACTTGATCCTTGATGCCCAGCGAGGCATGAAGATAGGGGAACGCCACTCTCCTACCTTGTAGTTACATAGCTTATCTTTATCATCGGGCAGGACGAATTGAAAGGTTTTTTGTGAGTATCTTTTCCCGTCCCACCCGCTCTTGTATTCAATATGTAGAATTCTTACGGTTTTACCTTCTACGCAATAATTTCCTTCCGAGACAACACGCCAAGTCTCTTTTACCCACAGAATATCTCCTATTTGATAAGGGCATGCTGTTCTCATATCCTGGGCTAATTTGGCTACAGGAAGTTTATTTCCATAAAGGCTAGCTATTATCCCGTAACATTTCCCTTTCCACCACCAACCTCTACATACATCAAGTTCTGGCTGTGGCTTTATCGGCCTCCTCGTTTGCGTTTTTCTGCCATCCAAAATGGCCTTTACCATCTCACCGCTAAAAATTATCGGTCGTTCTTTTCGTGCTTCCACGGATTGTTATCCTCCCGTTCTTTTAAGATTGCTGCTATCAGGTCGTTAGCCAGGTTTTGCAAAAAATGCCTTATATATCTATTACCACCTGCCACGTAAAGACCCTCTTTCGTGAAAGATATAGCTTTACGGATACAACCAGGTGGCTGAGACATTTCTACATCTATCATTATGGCGTCCCGCATCCCTAGAGGGTCTTCATCATACCGGCCATATGCTTCAAGCCAGTCCAATAGTTTCATATGGTAATCAGCAGCTAAATGGCTATCAAGAACCTCAGAAGAAAAGGTAGGAATAGGCGTAAATAATTCAATCTTAATAGGAAGATGATCTGTTAGCACTTTTTTGTAGGGTTTCACAAAAGCATTATACTTGTTTAGTCTATCCAGAGCCTCAACAATTTCCATATACATTTGCTGGTACTCATGGGCTTTGTTCTTGTAATAGGTAAGCAGTGTATAACTGCGCGCTCTTTCTTCCTCTAAGCGCTTTTTTAGGTTTCTAATCTTTTTCTTTAACTGTCGAATGCGATATAAAGTATTAACCATTAGCGTCCCCCCTTTTCTAAACGCCGGATACGCTCTGCAAATTCTTGGGTAAACTTTTCGGCCCTTTCGAGCATCCGGTCGAGTTCTTCAGGCGGCCTGCTCAGTGCTTCTGTGACTGCCTGCCTGATGTAAAGCTCAGCCAAGGTCATTTTTGTTTTGCCTTTTTTTGGTATTATCTTTGTTCATCATCAACCTTTTCTTTTTGCATGTCTTCTTGCTCGCGACACAAAAACTCAAACACTAGCCTGTCAATCTCTCTTTCAAAGTACTCACGCAGAGCTTTTTTAATCATTTCATTAAAACCGAGCTTTTCACTCTCTTCTTGTTTTTTCATGTCACCCTCTCTTCCTATTAAAAACCGAACACTTCTCTCTGTATTTACACTGCTTGCACCTCTCAATCGGCACCATACCCTTATCCTTTCGCTTAGGGCAGTGAATGTACTCATGCTTAGGTATCACAAATTCGATCTTAGGGCTACTCAACATCAGTGTTTTCTTCGTTTAGTTTCTTCTTGTAGTTTTCCCAATACCAAGGGCCATGACCTAGCAAAGAACAAAACTCGTCAATGGTGATCTCGTGCCTCCATTGCTCAGTCCAGTTTGCCAAGTAAATTGTAGGGCCATCCTGAACAATTTTTTCTAAAGCCTCTTCTTCTTTGTCAAATTCAAACCATCTAGTTCCCCATCCTATCGTCCTTTGAACATCAATCACTTGCTCGCCTTTTTCATCGAAAACAAACAAGTTTCGGTTTGTGAAGAGATATACTTTTTTAATCATGGCTTAATCCTCCTTAAATAATATTCATAGCGACTATCTTCAGGAAGAATGTACATTGTAGTATACCTTTCATTTTTAGGTGTATATTCGCTTACTAAAATTGAATTATCCCTAAAAAGATATAGATGCCGTCGCTGACCAATTTTCATATGTTTTACAACTAAAAGTTTGGATTGGATACACCGTCGGTAGTGTACCATTTCAGCTAGAAACATCTCTGGTAGTGTAGGTATATACATTGCCATTAAATTTCCCCCTTTTTACCTTTTATCGCTTCAAGCTGGTTTCCCTTTTATGGGAAATAACCAGAAAAACCCCGTTAAAACGGGGAGATAAATGGCTTTAAAAAATCCTTGATTTTTAGAATAATCGCCATTACAGTATAAATGCTATGAAAAAAACTTTCAAATATAGAATTTTCCCAACCAAAAGCCAGGTAAAAAAACTGAATAAAGTCCTTAACGCCTGCCGTTGGCTTTACAATCATTTCCTTGAAGAACGTAAAACAACGTGGGGAAAAGAGAAAAAATCCATTTCTCGCTACGATCAAGTTAATTCTATTCCTAAGCTTAAAAAAGAATACGAGTTTCTCAATGATGCTTACAGTCAATGCCTCCAAGAAGTTGCCGTTCGCCTTGATCTTGCATTTAGGGCGTTTTTTAGGCGCTTGAAAGCTGGTGAAAAACCTGGCTATCCGAGATTTAAAAGTAAATCCCATTACAATAGCTTCACTTATCCTCAAAGTGGTTTTAAGCTTTTTGAGAAAACTGTCAAACTTTCCAAGATTGGTGACGTTAAAATCAAACTTCATCGACCTATCCAAGGCAAAATAAAAACTTGCGCTATCAAACGTACCCCAACTGGCAAATGGTTTGTGACTTTTGTCTGTGAAGTTGACCATAATCCTACCAAAAAACCTATTGAACCAGCCATTGGCATTGATATGGGGCTTGAATCTTTCGCAACTTTGTCTAACGGCGAACAGATTCAAAACCCCAGGTTTTTTAAACAGGAACAAAAAGCTCTTGCAAAAGCACAGCGAAAGCTTTCTCTGCAAGAAAAAGGTTCTAAAGCTAGAGAAAAGGCCCGTAAAGTAGTGGCCCGTATTCATGAAAGAATCAACTGGAAACGCCACGATTTTGCGCACCAACAGGCTCGCAAGCTTGTTAATCGGTTTAACACTATTGTCGTTGAAGACTTGTCTATCAATGACATGCGACAAGGTAATTTCCGCAGTATCAACAGAAGTATAGGAGACGTAGCGTGGGGTCAATTTCTGAACTGCGTGAGATACAAGGCAGAATGGGCTGGGTCTCACTGTATTGAAATTAACCCTGCCTACACATCTCAAACATGCAGTCGGTGTGGTAATAGGCACAAACTTAACTTGGATGACCGTGTCTATCATTGTCCTGTGTGTGGTCTTTCGCTTAACAGAGATGTTAATGCCGCTATTAATATTTTGAGACTGGGGCTACAGTCTCTGGGTTCAATCCCTAGAAGCCCCTGAACCTGTTCAGGGGAGTAGCCACTGATGTTTTCCGGGGTCAACCCTAATTCCCAGCCACCTAAGGCTTGTCGCATTTGTATTCCCTCCTTTTTACTATCTCCTTAAATCAATCAAAGCTTTCCGTATTTCCCAAAGCGCATCAACTATCTCTTGCCCTTGCTCGTTTCGCTCCTTCCAGAACTTGATTAGCTCATCGTTGGAATCCTTGTAGCCCTTTTTTAAGGCAAATTGCCCCACGATAAAGGCAATAACCAAGCCTGTAAGAATGCCTACAAAGAAACTCATAGCTTACGCCTCCTTCTTCAAAAATTTCTCATGCCATTTTTTGTCCCATCTTTTTGTCCGTACTGAAAGGTCGCAATTATGGCAAAAATGGGGGCCTTCAACATCTCCGATGTTTGCTCTTCCAACTCTTCCCAAAAATAAAGACCAACACCCCATTAGATAGTTTATATGCTCCTGCACAGTACGATACTTGCAAAAATGAGGGATTTGAGATTGATACCATTCCTCGTCAATGGTTAGCTTTTTATTTCTTGGGGATTTCATTTCCTTTATCCTCCGCTTTTGTATTCTCTAAAAGCGCTTTATATTCTCGGTACAGTTCGGGATACGCCTTTTTTACCGTCCAGCAAAAGCTGAGCACAATTTGATTATAGGATTTTTTGCCATACATACGATAATAGCGATCCCAATCAGGATCGTCTTGCGTCATAGCATGTCTTGCCAAGGTAGAAGCCATATCAAGCGCTCGCCCAGTTATCCGAAATGCCACCTCATTTCTCACCCCTAAGTAGAAAGCAACTAACCAAATCGCTATCAATATGCCAATTAATAGGTTCATTTTTACACCCCCTGATTTTCTTCTTTCTCTACCTCTTCGGCCTCCAGCAACATCACGGCCTCTCGATACGCTACGCAATTCTCTTTCTTGTCACACTTGGTCTCGCAGACAGAAAGAAACACCCTAGACTGCTTAACCGGGCAGAATACTGTAGCAGCGCCACTATTATTACCATTTTGTTGCGGTGTTTCTTCCTGCTCAACAGGCTCTTCGTTTGTTTCACCGTTTGGCTCGGGATCAAGCGGGAACTTAACGTCTTTATACAGCTTTTCCCACTTTGCCCTGATTTCTTCCTGATGCTCAGGGTCTGCTTGTTTAATTCGCTCTAGGTTTTTGTATGCCCATGTTGAGAATCCGCTTGAGCGCAGGTTGATGTATTCCTTGCGGAAGGGGTCGATCTCAGCGTCTTTTGACGGTTCTTGGGGTTGGGGCTTGGCCTCGTCTTGCTGCTTTGTGTCTTTTACAGGTTCTTCTTTAGGCTGCTCTTGATTCTCTTCCATGGGTATTGGCGGAAACAATTCTTCAGCCGAAACCCGGCCTTCTTTCAAAGCTGTCGCCATACCACGTAAATCCACAATATCTTGTGCTGTCCAGTCATCTACTTTACGGCCCATTTTCGCCTCTATTCTCTCAGGTGTTATACCGTAAGGGGCGAAGAAATTTAAAACCCTAGTGCGTGCCAGATGAATGTTTTCAGGTTTGATTTTTCCTAGCTCTGCTTGTTTAGCCATCTCAATAGCTTGCTCAATCAACCATGCAGGCATCGCTCTAATAATCGCGTTTCTAATTGCTTTTGATTGGCCGATTTGGAATACAATGTCTTCTTGCCTATCAGCGTCTTTTTCCATCTTCCCGCCAAGGCTTTGGGTTTTTCTCTGGCGGAACAGTCGAGGGCAAGTAAAACCGCTTTCCAAGTCAATAAAAATACCCTTCAACATAAAATGAGTAGGTGTTTCCGTACCCTCTATGTCAATAGCACAATTTCCATAATGTCTAGCAAGACACATAGCTAGATCAATGCTCGGCCCTTCTATCCGTACAGGGCCATTTTTGGTCTTTGCGGTCCATCCGTAATAAAAGCTAGCGCCTGCTAGCTTTGCTTCTTCAAGAACATTATGGGCTACTCGAGCAATTGATCTGGGCTTTTGGACTGCAATAGCTGTAGTATAGGTAGTTTGGATTTTTTGAAGGGATTTCCCTTCGATCAACATTTTTTCTCCTGCCGACATTTCATCAGGTAAACCGGAAAAAGGTTTGATTCCGTCTAGGATTTCAGGCTCTAATGTTTTCTTTTCTTCCATGGGTTTCCTCCTTTAAAACCATTTTTTAGGCAAATTATTTCCAACATAAGGACACGTATACCAGTAACCGCAAAATCGCTCGCTACACCACCAAGCGGTAGGGTTAGCCGGTGGGAAAACACCAGACTTCAGCATCTGGATAAAAAGCTGAAGCTTAGCGAAAAGCGCCTTATAATCTTTTTCCGAAGGCGTATATTCCAATGGTTGGTATTCTTCGCTTGTAGGCTGCCCCTCTTTGTTCCGTCTAGCTATTAATACATGGTAGCGAAATAACGGCCTAATACCCCGCTCTTGTTCATGCACAAAAGAATAAAAAGCAGGCTGGATCTCTCTATTGATTCTGTCTTTTTGCCACTTCATACTTGCTGTTTTAAGATCACCTACCACTGGCTCTTCTTGGTAATCCATCCTTCCGGCTAAAGGCAATTCAAGTCCTACGTCAATTTGAAAAGGTTGTTCAATTGAAATAGGTTTTATATGCGGAGCCACTTCTCTCCGATAGACCTTGGTGCATCGGATAGCATCATTCAAACCATCATTGAGCAACCTATTTTTTGCTGGTAAATCTTTTTTTGGGATATAAACACCATTACTAAAGGTGTGGACGTAAGCGTCCCTCGCAGCATCCTGAAGGTCTTCAAGGGGCAGATCCTCTTGTTTGACCACTTTATGTTTAAGGTTGACTTCGTTTGCTTTGTGAACGGCAGTTCCACGCCCCGCAGCAATGGAAGGCGGGATAATTTCGCCTTCAATGTAGCGCCTACGGAACTGCTCCCCGCAACGAAGAGCCATATTCAAAGTGCTTTGGTGAATAGCTTCTACCATTTTAATCCCCTCGCTTCCTACCCGCTCGAATCCACAAGGTATTTATACCCGCAATCCAAGCACCTGTATTCGTTTAAGCATCTTCCCTTGTTTATTTTTTCAGGAACATGCCCTTTTGCTCGGCACGCCTTGACTATATCAGGCGTGTCTGCCCAGCCGTTGGCATAGCCGAGGTCACGAAGTTGCGCACTCTTTTTGCTTGCCTCGTAAAACTGCTTACGCATGTTGAAATCGCTATCGTGTAGCATGTTAGAACCTCCCTACTAAACTAGGATCTTTTATGATAAACAGATCATACATATCTATTTCTTTCAATCCTTCCCTAGAAGGGTGAGGGTCATGAACAATCTCGCCATTTCGCCAGACCACAGCGTGGCGATGCCATTCTTTTGTTCCTCTAGGTGAAGGACCTGATGCAATTACCCAACAATCTTTTAGAAATTCTTTTGGGTCATAACCTTCAGATATTGAGATGCTTATAAGTATGAAAGGTTTATCTGCGCACCATTTTCTCACATTTTTCCAATATAATTTAGGATCAGAAGGGTCTTCTCCATGAAAGTTTGGAATACTTTCTAGTGGGATTTCCAAAATACTTGCTATACAAGCAGCCCCACAATTTCCATCCTCAAACCCGAATTTAGTTTGATCAACTGGTTTCATATGCCTCTCCCTGCTCCCCATGCCCAAATGTAACCAAAGGGAAGCGCAAAAATTACTCCCCACCAAAATCCCCACCAGAAGGCTCGCCATGCCCATTTCGGCTTGGGCTTGTGGTGTTCGATCTGGTAGAGATAGGGCGGGGCGTTGTCGATTATCTTGTCGGGTCGCATAACTATCTCCTTTAACCCAATAAGCACCTTAATGTAAAGATTTAAAAGTCCCTTGCGCATGTTCCCATTGCTGACGTAAAAACGTCTCAAAATCTGGGTTATGGACAGCTTGATTGTAGCCCATAGCTACAAACTCCGAAAATAGAGTACCCACACCTAAAACCGTAACATCGTCTGGTATATCAACTCTACATTTCTGAATTATGTATAACACCTGCTGTGGAATTATTACAGACACCACGATGGTGGTCAAAGTGGGTTCTTTACCGTATACCACAGCATCAAACCAGTCTTTTGGGGTCAAAGACTTTTCTAGCCTCTGAAATAACTCTAGTTTAAAATTTGTTACGTCTTGTGCCATTATTACATTACTTTTTTCTTTTTCTTTAGCCATGTAAATATCCCTTTTTTATATGCCCCGTTTTCGCCTAAAGCAGCCACGGGCTAGGGCGTCTATTTTTTACCATATAAGAAACCAAGGCCATGGATTTGATACACGATAACCACAAGCCCAACACTGAGTCCCATCAAAATCCCAATAACCGCAAGCTGGGCAACGTAACATTATTACCTCCTTATCTTTTTATCGCCCCGAGTTTATCCAAGAAGGGCTCGGGGCCACACCGTCTATATAGCCGGTTATCCTGCCACCACGAAATTGCCTCCCATGGATCCTCCTTTCTCTTGAGATTCAAAGCCCGCAACGCAGGCTGTGTGCTGGCAGGCGGGAATCGAACCCGCTACCGTTTGATGATAGCCGGCTACTCATTTCCGAGTTTCCGGCCATGGAAGGTTTGTTCCCTATGACTGTCGGTGCCATCCCACCAGTCCGCTGCCAGCAATTTCAAAGACCTTTTCCATCCCTCCGCATCACCCAACCAACCACCCAAAACAACTCATATTTCCAATCTGAACGATTTGGAACGGGTATCACCTCCCTTCTAAGAACCTAAAACTTGCCATCCGGCCCACCGTGTCCTGCCTGTCATTCCCATACCGTCTTTTTTGAACCGGCACCCGATCACGCATGGGCCAGAGTTTGGGGGGAGCATAGCATAAGGGCGGAGCGGTGTCAACTAAAAAAAGACACGGGCTTGTCACTTTTTTGCTCATACTAAGAATATCAATAACTTAGCTGATAGTCGAATTTGCTTGACGGACAAGCGAAAAGTAAGTATAATGCGCCCCATGAAGTTGAATAAGGCAAAAATCGAAAAAGAGTTAAAGAGGTTGGGTTGGACAAAAGAGGACTTGGCAAAAGCCATGAACAAGCCACGCACGGCGATCTACGCTTATTACAAGCGGGCTGATAGAGTGAGCTTGAAGACGGTTAATCTTATTGCCAAGGCCCTTGATCTGGACCCTAAAGATCTTTTGGTTTAGGAGTGCAAATGAAGAAAGAACAGGCTGACCAATGGCTCGAAGCCAATACCTTCCAGTGTGCCCTTGGCCGAGTATCACCACAACAATGCGAGGCGTTGCGGAAACGGCCAAGGTTTGACGAAACGCTAAACCTATCTGTCTCGGTCCCTGTCATGCCACGAGAGTGCGAAAATTGCACTGAGTGGCAAGCGAAGATAGCAAGCCTGCAGGGAACTAAGCCTAGCAAGCCGCTAGGCGTCTGCAAGGTGGACGGCTGCAATGAAGCAGCCAAGGTCAAGGGTATGTGCAAGCGCCATTATGCCCAATGGTATTATAATAAAAACAAAGAGATAGGAAGGAAAATTAGAGAAATGAATGAGAAAAAAGAAGTAAGTATATGCCAGGATTGCGGAAAAGAATTCGAGCCGTACGTCAGAGGCGCTATAACGGTAAGAAATTGCTGCCCTGAGTGCCTGGGCAAGCGTGTGGCGAAAAGCTACCAGCAAAGGGAAAGTGGTGGCGCAATCAAAAAACCTGCACGTAGGCGCAGGAATGGCAAGGTAAAGCTTGTATTCGATAAAGCTATTTGCGAAAAGCTACAGCTCAGAGAAAGGCTAGAAAAGGCAGCTAGGCGATCCTTTAGAAGCCCCGACATGCAGGCCCTTGCCTACATAGTGGAGGGGCTTGAGGCGGACGGCATTGTTGGGGTTGACAAAAATGAGGAAAAATGATATAGTGAAAGCAGCCTAATTGTTGCGGAGGTCGGAATTTGATAAACCGCCTAAAAGCTAAACCCCAGAGATCTAGTAGGCTATAACAAGCCGTGACTAGAATCCCACCTTACTCCGTGGCGATTAGGCCGCTCTGGGGTTTTTCTTTCTAGGATGCTGCCCAATGCAAAAGTTAACTCTTAAACAAGTGCGTGACAAGAATGGCCTCGCCTCAAATTGAAAATGGTTATGTAAAAATAGCAAATAAGCTTTTTGATGCTCTAATCAGGTATCGTTTACCTGGCGAACAGAGGCAGTGTCTTGATGTTATAATCCGCAAAACATATGGCTATAACAAGAAAGCTGATGCAATCTCTCTTAGCCAATTTGTTGAAATGACTGGAATTGTTAAACCACATGTTGTTCGAGCGCTCAATGAGTTGTTATCAAAAAAGGTAATACGTATTACCAAAAATGGTAACAAAGGGCCGCATGTATACGAAATCAATAAGGATTTTGAGTCTTGGAAGGTATTACCAAAAAAGGTAACATTACCAAAAATGGTAACGAGTGTTACCAAAAATGGTAAAGCGTTGTTACCAAAAAAGGTACCCACAAAAGACAATAATACAAAAGACAATAATACAAAAGACAGTAATATATGTGCGCCTGTTACCCAAAATGGTAACAAAAAATCTTCCACTTACCCGCAAGATTTTGAGAAGTTTTGGAATGCTTATCCTGTTAAAAAGGCTAAAAAAGCAGCTTTTCGTAGCTGGAAAAGAGTAAAGAAAGAATTGCCTCCCTTAGATGAGTTAATCCAAATTATTGAGAAACAAAAACGTTCAGAGGCGTGGACACGGGAAAATGGGCGGTTTATTCCTCATCCAACTACTTGGTTAAATCAAGGTAGGTGGGAAGACGAGATTGAGATCCCTCAAAACGATGTCAAAAAAAACATATTCCTTTTTCCGGAGGTTGAAGAAGATGGCGAGCAAGAAGATTATTAAAAGCATGATTGAGCTTTTTCTGAGCATCTGGCCTAGAAAGAACACTGATTCAGCAGTGATGACAGAGGCGTATTATCAAGCATTACGCAAATATAGTGACGATGAAGTGCGCAAAGCAGGTTATAAAGCTATAGACGAGCTGGAGTATTTCCCGAAACCGGCGGATCTCAAAAAATTCCTGGACGTAACCAATTTACGAGACCGGTTTACCTGCCCTAAATGCGGTGCTCATGTAAGCCTACTGATTGACGGGGAATGCAAATACTGTAGAGCCAAGATGCCTTTGTCGATCCCGAGACCGAAAATCAAGCCGGACCTGATGGAAATAGAACGCTCACCTAGGATTGAGCCGAATATTCGATGCCAAAAATGCGGAAAAATAGCGCTATGTATCTACGAAGCCGGCCGATGGCAATGTAGACAATGTTATACGGGTCTCACTGATGAACAGATAGCACAGCGATTTAGGGATCTACAAGCTATTGTGGCGAAAGAAAAGATTGCCGGACAAGTGAGAAAGGAATGGGGACTCATAGATGAAAGTGAAATTCCGTTTTAGGGAGGTAAATAATGCCCAATAAAAATAACTGCATACTATCCGGCCACCTCGGTCAAGACCCTAATTTGCGCTACACCCCAAACGGCACAGCGGTTTGTACGTTTTCCCTTGCCGAGGCATACGGCAAAAAAGAGAACCGACAGACACAGTGGCACAGAGTGGTGGTATGGGGTGATCTGGCAGAAGCGGTGGCGGATAATTTCAAAAAAGGCGATGCTATCCAGGTTGAGGGGCCGTACCGATCGCGTAAGTGGACGGACAAGGAAGGTCAAGGACGGGAAAGTTGGGAACTCACAGCGTATCAGGTGAGCAAGCCAGTGTATCAGCGAAAGCAAGAGCAGCCGACCGCTGCTGAAGGAGGTGATGAATATGACGATGACTCGGAAATACCTTTTTGATCGGAGGGTTAGATAGAAATGAAGATAAAGGTTTGTTTTAAATGCGGGCAAGAAAAACCTATTACAGAATTTTATAAGCATCCAAAGATGGGGGATGGACATCTCAATAAATGCAAGGAATGTACGAAACAGGATGTAAAACAAAATTACCAAAAAAGACGAGCATATTATGCAGGATATGAAAGGGAACGCTCTAGGAAGCTAGAAAGAAGGCAGAAAGCTATTGAATACCAAAGGAGAAGAAGAAAAAAGAATGTAGAGAAATATAGAGCACATATTATCACGAATAACGCAATAAGAGATGGGAAATTAAAGAGGGGCGTTTGTGAAATTTGTGGCAGCCCATTTGTTGAGGCTCATCATGAAGATTATAATAAGCCATTAAAAGTGACTTGGTTGTGCAGAAAACATCATTTAGAAAGGCATGGTAAAAAAGCTTATGAAGTATCTCTAACCGAAAGGAGGTAAGAAGATTTTAGTAAATGGCGTGGCTCGGCTTGGCTAGGCAGGGCGAGGCGGGGCTTAGCTAGGCAGAGCATGGCAAACAACAAAAAATTAGGGAGGTTTTTTGACATGAGGTTGATCGAAAAATATGGATCACTTAAAGACAAGAAAACGGCTGAATATGTGAGGGGCTGCCCTCGATCACAATACTGGATAATTGAGAACTGGGCGGAATTCTTTAAAAAAAGGGATGTGCCATACGAAGTATGGGAAAGGCCTGGTGAGCGTGGACCAGAGCGGTATTTGGTGAAAGAGCATCGTAATTGGAGCGAAGCAGAGCTGAGGCGTGAAGGATGGAACATCCGGGATAGAGACGAGGAAGCCAATTAATACCTGTAACCCAATGGTGAATTGCGAGCCACGGGCAAAATGCAAACCACTGATACGTTGCGAGCCATACTATCTCTGGAAACCATCGCACAAGTGCGAGCCATAGGACACTGTGGACACCAGAAAAATATGTGCGAGTCATGAGAGAAATGGAAACCAGCCCCCAAATGCGAGCCAAGAAAAGGATGAAAACCACGTTGTTTTTGCGAGCCAAGCGATTCATGTAACCCTCTAGCGCAGAAAGGAGAAGGCATGATTGAGGAATTAAAAATAAAAACAGAGACTTATTACTCTTTACAAAAGCAAAGAATCCAAACCCAATTACGCATAAAAGCATACGTAAAAGACGGCAGGTTAACCACTGAGCAGGCAGAAGCATTGCATTTCTGGATGGACGAAGTGTTGTCCAAGGTAGAGCAGAAAACTAAGAAAGAGATTGAGGGGTTACTGAAGGGCATTCCTGTTTGGGAAGAATTCTTTAAAAAAGTCAAGGGTATAGGCCCCTGCTTGGCAGGATCACTTATCGCGGGGATAGTGGATATAGGACGGTTTCGTTATATATCCAGTCTTTGGAAATACTGTGGTATGCACGTTGTCAATGGCCGTGCGCCTCGAAGAGAGCGAGGCAAGAAAATCAACTGGGACCCGTTTTTAAGGATGACATGTTTTAAGATCGGGGATAGCTTTATTAAACAAAAGCCTGAGCGGTGCTTTTATCGGGCCTTGTACGATTCAAAGAAGCTATATTACAAAGAAAAATACCCTGAGAAAGTGCCACTCAAGACAAAAAAAGGCAAGACTGTGTACATGTATACGGATGGTCATATCCATAATATGGCTAGACGCTATGCGGTGAAGATATTCCTTAGCCACCTGTGGGTGCGGTGGCGGGAATTAGATGGCTTGCCGATAACCAAGCCCTGGGTGATTGAGCATGGCGGGCATCAGGATTATATTGCACCACAAGAGGCATTGTGGGCAGATTGGTTTAAGAAGGGTAAAGGCGTGCCTTACGAAGTTTGGCAGTGAGAGCCATTTGTTAAACGGAACCCATGATAGATGTGCGAGCCAGAACAGTGGTGGAACCCATATCACAAATGCGAGCCAATTTATTAATGAAATCCATTAAGAGAGTGCGAGCCAAATAACGAATTGAAGCCCAGAATGTATATGCGAGCCACGCTATAGGTGCAACCCATAACTAAAATGTGAGCCAATTAAACTATGAAACCCAATATATTGTTGCGAGCCAAAAAACACGTGACACCCACTAGGAAGGTGCGAGCCAAACAAACACATGAAACCCACAAGGAGGGTGCGCGGCTACCATGCCAAAACAAAATCCTAGAACTAAAAGAGCAGAGGCAGAACGAGCCGCTGAATGGTATGCGCATGAGATCGAAGGATGTATTCATACCATTCGGGCTGTGCGTACCAAATGGCAGTACCAGGACCTCTTTGGTTGCGATGTGCTCGGGAAGAAACTAGACGGAACCTATGTTTGGATTCAGGTTACAGCAGGCGGGGCCGAAGCTGCCCGAAGGCGACGGCGTAAACTCGAGGAATACCCCTGGTGCGGGGCTGATACGATCCTGCTGTTGCAGCTAGTCCAGACAGAAGACCCCTCGGATTCCAGGAAAAAGCGATGGTGGTTTAGAGTGTATGAATATGCACCCGGTGACACATGGCAACAGCGAGAGCCGATTGAAGTGCCTAGAATGTGGTTTAGGGCTTACCCTAAGAGGAGGTAAAGATGGGACAAATAAAAGGACAACTAGAATATGCAAAGTTTAAGAAAGGCAAAGGCTTAACTCGAAAAGAGGCCATGTTAGCTATGTGCTATCAATGCAATGGCTTGGAAGAATCGCGAATTGATTGTAAGGGTTATTCGTGCCCCTTATATCAGTATAGCCCATATCGTGACCGTGAATGGGTACGGCAAAATCTTGAACCCCGAGAAAAACGTGGTCCTCAAAAATGAGAATCGATTTTTTAGGCAAATGAATACAAAAACAAGAGGTAAAGCAAGCACGCCAAAATCAGACGTTTAAAACGGCAGAAAAAAGAGAGGGTGTCATAATGGCAACCAAAGCAGACCAACGCCCTTACCTGCGGCTATGGCGAGCGGTGCTAGTGCAGGCGGTAAGAGACCTGCGCACGAGGAAGACAGGAACGATCCCTAAGGGCACATACGCCTGGTTCACCTCTGCGGACCAGGATCTTGGTTCTTACCTCTGGATATGCTGGGTATTAGGCATTGATCCGGCATGCCTCAGAGAACAAACTTTTAAAGCCCTGGAATACATTCCTGACCCTAAACAGTGGAAAGGGGTGGCAAAGGCGCTGGTAGATAGGTGCATTCCGGAAGAGGATGGGGACACTAGCGTGCCTAGCTGGTGGAAAGAATTTTAGTCCGTGTAGGTCACACAACGTAAAAAAGGGGCCTTTACGGCCCCTTGTAGGTTAAAGTTGAAGTGTTGGTTTAAGGTTTTAGTTTTATCGCTTCTATGATTTCGCCCCACGGTCTCTGTGCGCATCTGGGGCAGACAGGCAAATGGAAATCGTCTTCAATTCTGATGTACACCGCCTCGTCTTCCCCGCAGACGATACAAGGAAATGAGTCGGGGCGGAATGTTTTCCAGGTTATTGATTCTAGTTTCTTTTCCATTTTAGTCCTCCTTACCTAAAAAAGCCCTTATTCTCTCTTCATATTCGGGGTAAAGATAATTCTTTAGATCTTCATAGCTAGGAGTATTAGGGCCAAAAAGCTCATTAGGCCCATAAATTTTAACCCACTTTTCTACCTTTGGATGGACTAGGAATTTATCTTGCAATCTCCTTAACCTGTCTCTTTTAGCTTGTGTCATAACTTATTCCTCCTTTCGCAAAATAAAAGGGCACACCTCCCGTTTGGGAAATGTGCCCTTGCTGTGCCCCTTGGCCGCTCTGGCACGCCGAGGGCCGTGGGGCGGTGCGGTGGCGGGTTAATTATTTAGTGGCTATCTTACCGCCAAACTCCTCGATGAACATCTCTGCAACCGCTTCAAGGAACTGATCGTCTTTTCGTAAGCGGTCCTCAATCCGGCGTCTGGTTTTTAACCAGTCTGTGTTCTCCGGACAAGAATGGAAGAAAGCGAATGAGTGAAAGTATGCTTCATGTGGGTTGGCTAAGTACATCCAGCTCCCATCTGGGAATATGATCTTCCAGGAGCTGTCTGCACTTTCGGGGCAATCCTCAATGACACGAGGATTGATTTTCTTCACTTGGCAAAACTCGTGGAACAAATCAGCAGGAGATTTGTCTAAATCTGGATCATTATACCACTTCTTAAATTCTTTGGCTAATGTTGTCATTTTCTCCCTCCCTTGCCCCTTTCAGGGCCTCGGCTTGAGATTCCAGGGCCAGTGTAGCTCCCGACCAGCCGCCCCATGCGGCCCGGGCCTTAGCCCTAATAGCAGTGGTTTGAAATTGTTTTAATCGTGCCGTCAGGCATAGCTAACTTGACGACCTCGTCAAAACTGCACTCATATCCAGTCTCAGCCGGATTTTGGCAGTCAGCGATCTGCCGGCTAATAATCTGCGGTTCGCCAGTTTCTTTGGCTTTTCGTAGCAAATCTTTGAGGCGGTTTTCTTTTTCCGCCTGAGCTTGCAATTTTTTCCACGCCTCATTTTCCTGGTAAACTCTGAGAGCTTCCAGTAGGTCGGTTAAAGCGTTCCCTTCCCACTTCCATCCGCCATAACTGGCAAACGTAGTGGGTATTTTTTCGGCATGAAGGAATATTTCCTCTGGTGGGTGTCGAAGGAACTCTTTCAAGAGGTTGACCTCTTTTTCCTCTCGCTCCCATACGTACTTGTGTGGGATGTCGTCTATTCCGCCATATTTGATGCTGTATGTGTCGCTGGTGTCACACCCCATGATATAGGTGACGCCGATGATGGGGGCGTTGGTCACTCGCTCTCGCAATCCGCTTTTAAAACTATCCCAATCTGGTTTTGGGATGGTCAGAACAACACGAGTTTCTTTGCCGTTGATCCTTGTCATCCCTATTAGCCCCTCATTTCCCTTGTATGTTCCCCAGGTGACGGGTAAAGATAGATGACCCACCTTGGGGTGATCAAAGGTCGCACGGATTTGACCTTTGACAGCCTTGAGCTCAACCTTTAATCCTGTTTTGGTTTTTGTCTTCATTTTCTCCTCCTTTCTGTTTTCGTTTACCCTCTTATACTGCACGCCCCATGCCAAAAACCCCAAAATCCCGTATTTTGCGATCCCCTCACCACTACACCACAATATCTTGTGCCTACCTCCCTCTCTAACCATATCCCTCTCACACCTCACCATACCCACCCATTGGCTAAATCTAACCAACATTGGCTAAATATAACCAATAACTTTTTGTAATAATATCAGTATGTTATCACGCAGTTGGCTAGATTTAACCACCTACCCCGTATCTTGTGTAAAAAAATGCTTGACAATACAATATGTTGCGGTAATACTCTGTGGTATGGAACAGGCAATTCAGGGATGGGACAACATAGCCAAAGTGTTCGGTCTTTCGCCTCGGTCAATGATCCGACGGCGTAAAGAGCTACAAGAAGCTGGCGTAATCTTTTATGTCCTAACTGGCTGCCCAAAACAGAAGAGAGTCTGCGCCTTCCCCTCGCTGCTCAGGGCATGGGCAGCAAAAAAAGCAGCACAAGGGGAAAGAATTTAATGGCTAGAGGTAGAGACAAATATCAATGCCAGTGACCAATGACGACATACTTGATGCTGCTTTGAGGCCAATGGAAAAGGCCTTGGAAGCCTACGGAATCACCGAAGAATACCTCGCCCGCAAACTCAAACAAGAACTCAACGCGAAGATAGTCAAAACCCACTACGACCCTAAAAAAGGTGAAATCGTATACTCGAAGAAATTACCTGCATGGGACATCCGGCAGAAAGCTCGGCAGGATGCTCACCGGCTACTGGGCCATTACCCTGCTACGAAACACGAAGTCTCTGCACGGATGGGCGTAGTGGACTACCATGAGCTGGATGATGAGACTAGGGCGAGGCTGAGGGAAGCAGCGGAAGAGATCGCACGGTCTGTGATCGAGGCTGAGAGAGAGGGCGAAAAGTGAGGGTGAAAACAGTAGCACTATATAGATATATAGATAGCAGATGCAGAATAGTACAAAAAATTTATACTATGGCACTACAGAATAGTACAAAAAATTTAACCTATTCTGCAGAATAGTACAAAAAATTTGCACTATGAAGGCGCAAAAATGACCACCTGGTCATTTCCGATACTTGCACAGAGCGTAAATTGCTTTTTTATTCGGGAACTTACCAGGTTCTATTAACTTAATAAGTTGCGCTTTACGCAGTTCTTCGATGGCTTTGACGAATGTTGGTTTGGATATGGGGCTTAGCATATCAGAGTACCCGAAAGGGATATGGTCCCAGGATGTACATAGAGGATGACCTCTTGAGTCTTTGCGGCCCCGCATGGCTCGGATGCTAACGTAAACCCTAGCAGCGGCATTGGATATGCGGCCCCACTCGTTGTACAAAAGGTCAAACGGTAGTCTGACAAACTGGTTGTTTGGCATAATGTTTACTTGCCCTGCAGATATTCGTGGTCTTGGTATTTGGTGATGGCGAGAACGTGCTTTTTTCTGGGGAATTTGCCTCGGTCTTTAATAGTGATGAGCCCAATATCGCATAGTTCTTTGAGCGCTCGGTAATAAGTGGATCTAGCCATTGGTGAGACCAAGTCAGTATAAGAAAATGGGATATGGTTAGGATCGTTACCTTGTCTGAATTTGATGTTGATGTAAAGAGCACGGGCGGCGGCTGAAATGCGAGCAAATTCATTGTCAAGAAGGTCATACGGCAAGATAACATCTTGCATGTTAGTATTTTTTTTCATGATAAACACCTCCGATAAGATGGAATATGAGTATTATAACGTAAAAGTTAAGATTCGTCAACGGTCTTAGGATGCAACAACTATCTGTACAACATGATCCCGATTACCTAGCCATGGTCTGCACTGTGGACCCGTTTCTCTGGGCCACGTTGAACGGGATACAGCTAGTAGCTGGTACGTTCAGAGTTCGAGGCCACGAGTACCAGGCGGGTATCATGCGGGACGAGTCACCTCGGATTGTGGTCCGGAAAGGGACGCAGGTAGGGATCACCGAGGTCTTCGTATTGCGATCTCTGCACAGACTGATCACCGGCATGTACCGACTCGGTATCCTCTATCTCTTTCCGACCAGGGACGATGTAACGGACTTTAGTACGAGCCGTTTCAACCCGTTAATCAAGGACAATCCAGAGCTGATCGGATCATGGGTTCAGGATACCAACCGGGCGAATCTCAAACGAGTCAATCACGGCTACCTGTACTTCCGTAGCGGCCGGCTAGGCCAGGAAGTTGAAGGCGAAAAGACAAGCTCGAAGCTGAAGAGTATCCCGGTAGACCAGTGCATCTTCGATGAATGGGACGAGATGGATCCTGGTGCGCAGCCGTTAGCTTTGGGCCGTATGCAGCATAGCGAACACAAACACGAAGTGTACCTGGCGAACCCTACGATCCCTAACTACGGCATAGACGCACTATGGCAGCGCTCAGACCAACATGTATGGCACATACGGTGCGAGGGCTGCGGGAAGTATATAGCGCCTGATCTGACGTTCCCTGATTGCTTACAGCGCAGGAAGGACGGCCAGGCATATCTGGCATGCACGAAATGTGGGAAAGCGCTCAATCCTGCCAAAGGTGAATGGGTGCAGCAACGAGAGAGTGACAGATACCGTGGGTACTGGGTGAGCCACCTAATTGCGAGCACGGTCAACTTGACTGACCTGCTTGACACCTGGGAATCCGGCGACTTTGACGTTGCCAACTTTTACCGGCTCAAGCTAGGGATTCCGTACTTGGGCGCCAAAGAAGGTCTTCAACCGTCTGACCTGTACCGGCTGTGTAGTCACCACCCAATGAGATTGAGCGCCAAAGGCCCTAGCGCAATGGGGATCGACATTGGGAAGAGGCTGCATGTGGTCATTATTGATAAGCCAGGCGATGGCAAGTTCAGGCTGCTATGGTGCGGGGCTATTGAGACGTTCGAAGAGGCTCATGACATAGGGCGAAAATTCGGTGTACGAGCTGCCGTCGTGGACAAATACCCTGAGACTAGGGAAGCCAGGCGATGGGGGCAAGAAGCCGATTGGCCTACATGGCTATGCGAATATCGAGAAAGCACGCACGGCTTTAGCCATTGGGATGAACACAATTACGAAGTGTACGTGAATCGTACCGAGATATGCGACGAGACGCATAATCTTGTGAAGGAAGTGGGTAGGTTTGAACTACCTCGGTTGAACGAGAGACTGGAAGAGTACATTGAACATATGTGCAATCTGGTGAAAGCTGAGAAGACCGACAAGCAGACCAAGGTGGTGAAATACGTGTACATGAGGACGGGTGACGACCACTTTAGGCATGCCACTAACTATGCCTGGCTAGCAGCCACGAAGATCGGCACGTCTGAAGAGGGTATTAGCTATGGGAAGCTGCCTAGCTGTTTTAGGCACACCAGGAAAAACTGGATGACGTTATGAAAAGGGGGATTTATGGCGAAGGTAAAGTTTTTAGACGGAAGCGAATTAAAGCTAAAGAAAGAGGACGAGGCTAGGGTGTTTCGGGCGGTTACCAGGGGGACGCTGCCGTTTAGGTTGCTTCCTTCTGGATTGGCGATTAATTTTGCCAATGTAGCTGCTATAGACTTCGGTGCGCCACCTAGCGATCCGAAGAGAGTGCAGCTAGAGCCTGAGCGACAACCGCAGGGCATGCAGCCGCAGAAGGTTACGAAGCCTACGCAGGACGAGAAAAAGATTCCTGTGGGCATGTTGAAGTCCTTGTTAGACGATTCAGGGCTTAAACCCACCGAGTTTGCGGGTGAGATAGGGTATTCATTCCAGGCTTTGAGGCTAGCGCTGAAAGAGGGCCGCATTTCAAAGGAATTCTCTGATGCCGTGGTAAAGCGCTTCTTACCTAAAGAGCGCTGGGCGGAATTTGGGGTTGAGGTCACTGAAGAGGACGAGAACAAACCTGAAGAGGTAACTGAGGTTGAGAAGTAGATACAAATTCTTCGACCAGCTTAGCAAGTCTGAGAAGCTTACAGCTGCACGCCAAGAGTACCGGAATGCTGTAGACATCAACAGGTCTTTTCTCAGACAGGCCAAGAAGGCATACAAGTTTTACGCTGGTCATCAGTATACCACTGAAGAGCTACGGGCGCTTGAAGAGGCAGGCAGGCCGGCGCTTGTAGCCAATATCATTAAGGCTACGGTAGAATTGGTGAAGGGTGTCAATGATCTTAACCGGGTTGAAGCCAAAGCCATTCCTACCGAGCCTAATGATCAGTTCCTGGCTGATATTCTCAACGACACCTATGGCAAGGTTCGCAACATCGAGAACGTTGACGATGCCGAGGATGACGCTTTTGAGAACCTACTGATCACCGGAAAAGGCTACATTGCTGTTGACCTGGCGCCCGATCCCAAAAGGCCTGGGGAAATACGCATACCGATTACGTCTATACCAGTTGACGAGGTGTATGAGGACCCCAATGGGCGTTATGTCTTCTGGGAAAAATGGATCAGCGTTGAGGATTTCGCTGTGCAGTATCCTGAGATGGTGGATGAATTAGATGAGATATTGCACGGTGAGAGCAACGGGGATCTGGACGCCTGGGACCCTGACATTGAGGATGAGGACTATGACCTGGGCTACGGCGATACGCCTAGCGATGAGGACTATTCCAATGTGCTGGACGATGGATTTTACGATTTGCAAAATGGCATGATCAAGATAGTCCACAAGGAATACTGGGCGCCTTATGATCGCTACTATGGCGTGAATCCGTTTACAGGCCAGTTAGAGGAATTTGACCCGAAGCACCTGAAGGCTCTGAAAGAGCGGATACCGAACTTTGAGTACACCGTGGTAAAGGATCGGAAGGTGAAATGGTTCCAGTTTATCGGGCACAAGGTGCTGTATGACGGTGATTCGCCATTACCTTTTGATGGCTTCTCAATAGTGTCCGAAGTGGCATACAAGGACAAGTCGGGCAAGAAGACTACGTATTTTGGTATCGTCAAAGATATGATCGACCCACAAAGGGAAATCAACAAGAGGTGGTCTCAGACCTTGAATCTTATCCTTGCACAGACGCAGGGGGGATACTTTGTTGAGAAAGACGCTATTGAGGATGTAGAACACTGGGATGAAACAAGGTCGGCGCCAGGGGCCGATACCATAGTGGCGAACAACGCATTGGCTGAAGGTAGGCTTATGCCGAAAAACGTGCCGCAGTTGCCTTCTGGTGTTTTACACCTTAATGAGTTCGCTCAAGACCTTGCCAAGAAAATATCCGGCGTAAACCCTGACCTGCTAGGCTATGATCGAGGCAGACAAGAGCCTGGGATTGTGCTTCAATTGAGGCAGAGGCAAGGACTGACACTGCTCAACAATCTGTTCAGAGCGCATAAGAGGCTGATCAAAAGGCTAGCAGAGAGGGTATACGCAATTATAGCGGCATACATGCCTGAGAGCCAGATCAAGCGAATCCTGGGCGGCGGCGAGAAGTACGTGTTCAGAGGTAACTTGGTTGCCAATCTAGAAAACAAGACCGTTGCGCCTCTGAGAAACCTGAAGGATCTCAAGTACAATATTGACGTGATTGACTCACCGGCCAACATGACCAAGACCATGAGCCAGCTTGCTATCTTCCTTGAAATGATGAGCAAAGGCTTTCCGGTTGATCCGCTGGTTATCATTGACAAACTCGATCTTACAGCGGCAGAAAAGGCTAAGTGGAAACAGTATGTCCAGAGTGCTCAGCAATTACGGATACAAACTGCTTTGGCTGCTCAACAAGCTCAGGCGGCTTTACAGCAAGGCAAGCTACAGCTTGAGAAAGAGAAGATCCATAGCAAGCTTGCTCTGGACAAGTACAAGACTGATCAGGATGCTAAATCAGATGACATGAAGTTTGCCATAGAGCTTGCTAAGCTGGATCAGCAGGCCAGAGAAAAGATTTACGATATAGCACAGAGGATAGCGGCGGAACAAGTGAACAATGTGCCGTTACAGGAAGTGCAAGGGGGATTAAATGGGTAAGCTTAGTTATTTGGCCAAGAAGAGGTTGCCACGTAGCGCATTTGCGATTCCTGAGAAGAGAGCATATCCAATTGACACAAAAGACAGGGCTATTGCGGCCCTTTCTAGAGTTTCACGGTGGGGGACCTCTGCAGAAAAGAGACGAGTCCGAGCGGCTGTTAAAAGGCGATATCCTGACATAGCGGTGTCTGCGTAAGCTATGAAAGAAAAACTAAAAACGCTAAAAGCTATTGCACAGATCATAAAGATTTGCAAAAATACAAATGCGTGGTATACTTTAGAAAAAGAGCATAAACCAGGGTTAAAGAGAATAACCCTTACGATCTCTTACAAGTTAGACTAAGTTAACCACTACGAGCACTATTTAAGGCCGAGTGGGTTTCGTTTAACAGACGGACCTGCTCGGCCTTTTTATTTGGCCTGTGAAAGGAGGTGGTCAAACTCAATATGCCACGAAGGCTTAACCGAAAGACTTACGGCTGGTCATTGACGTATGGGGTGAATCAGAGGGTTCTGAGCGACAAATACAAAGAGAATTACGACAAGATCAACTGGCACAGGAATGACGAGGAATGGGAAAAGCTGCCTACTAGGCAGACAGTGTTTGGAAAGGCAAAGGTTAAGAAGTTCGGGTAATAACGCCCGCTACGGCTTTCACCGGTTTGGGCCGTGATAACCAACGGTGCTACGCCTTCACCCGAGGCGAAAAAAACGAGGTGTAAAGGAGGAGAAGATATGGGTGACAAGATTGACGAAATTCTGAACGAGGACATGGACGACAAAACTCAAGACAAAGGCGTCAAAGAACCTGTCGAGGATGATGCCGGCAATGATGATGAAGGCATTGCCCTTGATCAGGACAAGCCTAAGAATGAGGATGTCTCTGACAAGCAGCCTACGGTAGACGAGCTAATGGCGAAGCTGGAAAAGATTGAGAAGGAAAAGGACGGGTTATACCGTGAGATGATCAATGAGCGGAAGACCCGCCAAGAACTCAAAAGCCAGCTTGATGCTATAAACTCGGTGCTTGCTGAGATCAAGCAGCAGAAGGCCGAGGGTGCTTACGGCAAGGGCGAAAAGCAGCCTACGCTGAAAGGGGTACCGGTCAAGTTTGATGCCGATGACAACCCCTATATCGACCCTGAAGACTTGGTGAAGATCCTGGAACCCAAGATCAAGCCGGTCAACGAGGCTGTAACTAACCTTGCTGAAAACACCCTAGCGCAGCAGATAGAGGCCAAGAATGCAGAGATAATCAACTCTCTGGTATCTGAGGACCCCAACTATGTTGTTGCTGCGCAGAGGCTCAACCAGGCATGGACTTTTCTCGACAAGGGCTTTGACAGGGTACTGGCCCAGAAAGGCATTGATCCTAGCGCTATTGGCAGCATAGACGATGCCGTTGAGATTCTGGAAGACAGCGATCTTGTGGCTGAGTTCGAGCAAAAGTTCCCTGGGCTTGATTACGAGGCCGTAATAGATGCGTTTACGCGCAATACCAATGGCCTTATCAGCAAGCGGAAATACCGCAAGGCGCTCAAAATGGCCTCGCAGGTTTCGTCTGAGGGTAAAGAGAAGCTTGATAAGCTCAAGTTTCTCAGTAATAAACCAAGCAACCTGTCCGGCAAGGCCAATCGAAAAGGCAGTGGTGGCAGAAGTTTAGCTGACGTTGCTGAAATAAGCGTGGATGATTTTCTGAACTTGAGCGATGCGGATATTGCCAGGATAGAGAGGGCTTTGCGGGCGGGTAAGTGATATACAGGAGGTGTAGAAGATGTTAACCGAATTTGGTGTAAACGACCCACAAGCTGTAAAGCTTTACAGTAAGCTGACTTTCAGGGAAGCGCTCAAGCCGACCCTGTTCAATAAGTTTATGGGGGCTTCCAAGAACAACATTATTATGCGCTTGCTTGATCTGGAAAAAGACGCAGGTGATACTATCAAGTATGACCTACTCATGCAGACTCAAGGTGAGGGCGTAAGCGGAAATAGCTGGATGAAGTACAATGAAGCCCCGCTTGTCTACCATCAGGACTCGGTGGTTATCAAGCAGTTGAGGCAAGCTCATATGTTTGACCGGGAATCCCAACAAAGGACCCTGCACGATCTAAGGCAGGATGCCAGGGAAAACTTGGCCGATTGGTGGAGGAACACTCTTGATACTTATATGTTCAGGTATCTTGGTGGGGACACTTCTATTAATCACGGGCAGGCTGGTGTCAACCCTGACAGCGACCACTACATTGTAGCAGGGGATGTGTCTTTTTCTGGGGATATTGAAACCGATGAGAACAATATCGGCTCTAATGACCAGATCAGCCTGCTTGATCTAGACTATGCCAAGGAAAAGGCCAAGACCATTGATCCTATGATTAGGCAGACCCAGATTGAGGGTGGCAAATGGTACGTGGTGGTCTTGCACACTTATTCCCTGACTGACATCAGGGTGTCTACTCAGAACACCACTATCAAATGGCACGAGATACAGCAATACGCCAATGTGCGTGGCCTGAAGAACCCTATCTTTACAGGGGCAGAGGGTGTGTACAACGGGATGATCATTTACGAGGATTCCCGTGTGTATAGCCCACAGACCAATGTAAGACGCAACCTGTTCCTGGGCGCTCAGGCTGGCGTGTTTGCCATAGGCAACGCCTATGACAGGATTGACCGCCATAGGCTGGACGGTCTGCCTATGTCCTGGGTTGAGGACATGGAAGACTACAGAGACAAGAAAGGCATAGCGGCTGGCATGATCTTTGGCATGAAGGCTTGCCGCTTTAACAGCAAAAACTTTGGCTGTATGGTGATAACCTGCAGGTCCAATGCAACCCACAACTAAGCTAGATCAGGGGATGCCGCTACATTGCGGTGTTCCCTGAAGATAGATAGGAGGTAAGGCTAATGGCTACTTACAATTTTACCGACGGAAGCATAAAAGGCCAGATGGTTCCCACTGAGGTTACTCTGATCGAGAACCGTTTGACTATTATGCGAAACATTGTCGATTTTTCCAAGCAGACCCTTGATGCAGGTAACGGCGATGTAGCACAAGTACTTAATATTCCTGCTGGTACTACTGTTCTTACTGCTTGGATAAGGGTGATTACCGCAGAGACTGCTAATGGAACTGTTGACCTTGGCTATGGTGGTGACGCAGATAAATGGGGTGATGGCGTAGCGATTGATAGCGCCAATGCCATAGTAGGCGCTTTGTTTGCGCCGGTGTACTTCGCTAGTGATGACACTATTGATATTACTGCTACCACTGACACCGCAGATGTCGATATTGACGGCGCCAAGGTTGAAGTGTGCGCTCTTTGCCTGAAGAGCAAAGATGTTTATTAACCGCTAAGACGGGGTGAGGGCACACATGATGCCTTTACCCCTCTTTGAGGTTCTTTCTCATGGCTACCATAGACAGTATCATAGCTGAGGCTCGTTATGACCTGAGAGATACCAATTCTAGCCTTTACACTGATGCAGAACTGTTGGCATACGCTAACAGGGCATTGGTGCAATTGGACAATGTGCTTTCTGTTTTGCACTCAGACTGGGTGTACAACGAGTACGAGACTACGCTTTCTACTTCCAATGACTACATTGACGCCCCTGACAACTGTATGCTGCTCAGATCGGCATGGATTGACACCAATGAATTGCTAAAGGTTACACCTGAATATCTCTATGAACGGCGGAAGTACGTAAGTTCTTCGTATCAGCCTCGCTATTGCGCCTTAAAAGGAACACAGATCCTTTTTGAGTGTGTTCCTGACGATACCTATACCATTAAAGTTTATTACGACAAAAGGCATGATCCGTTGAGCCTTGGCGATGATATGCCTTACAATGACGAGTTCAACGGAATGATCAGAGAAGTAATAATCATGCTGGCCGATAAGAGAAATGAAAACGAGCCAGCTTCAGACTCAGAGATTTACAACTGGTTTGCCAATAAGCTTTTTGCGAACGCCTTGAGGCGGAAGTTTACATATAAGAAACCGAGGTTGGACTTTTGATCAGACGGGTACGGCCAAAATACAAGAAAGCCAATGAGGTATTATCCTTCATGGGTTTTCCTCATGGGCTTAATACGTATCTTCCGATATTCCAGATTGAGAAGACGGAATTGTCCGAGCTTGTCAACTGGAATATCAGGAAGGGCGGTAGACTTGTAACCCGTGATCCTATTAGTCGTTACACAACTAATGCTGCTTCTGGCCCTATTATCTCTATTGGTTTTGCTAAGATTGGCGATGAAATGTATATTATCGTCCAGGATGAGAACTATAACGTTTATTACCTGGACAGTGATCCTAAGCCTGTGCTGATCGGTACGCTTTCGGCCCGGTGTGAGATAGTCAGCTATAACGGCGTAGCAATACTACTTGATGGCGATTATATCAAGTATGTTGATAGTGATCTAAACTCTATAAAGATAGCCTATGATGACGGGACAGGAACGAGCGGATACCAGTTTGACTACACAGCAGAAAGTCAGGACTCAACTATTGCGTTAGGGAACGGCACAAATGTAAGGGTGGCTACCAAGTTTACAAGCCAGAGCTGGACAAGCGGGTATACTATTCCGCCAACTACTGTTTCTGTTTATCTAAGTAAGACAGGTTCGCCTACAGGCCAGTTGACAGTTAGATTAAGAAAAGTATCTGATGATTCTGTGCTGGCTAGCAAGGTGATGCTTTCTGATGTGTCCGAGCTTACTACCATAGCGACCCTCTATGATGTTACGTTCAGTGATAGTGATATCACTACCGAGATGTCCCCTAATACAGAGTACTACCTGAGCTTGGAATATTCCAGTGGGGATGGAAGTAATTACATTGACGTACATTGCTGTGATGTTTCTTCTGGTGGCGCAGCTTATTACTATACTTCTTCATGGTCAAACGATTCTACTAAAACGCCTTTGATGTCTTTACGGCCTGGCAAACCACCTAAAGCTAGTTTTGGCGCTGTAAAAGATTTGCGCTTATTCGTGGCTGGCGACCCTGATAATCCAGGGTATGTATGGTTTAGCAATTTGACGCATTTGGACTGGTCAACGCCTGGCGGTGGCGGTTATATAGGCGTCATTGACGGCAATAAAGACACGTTTGAAGTGGGCGGCATAGATGTTCTGTATGGCGATTTGCTTGTGTATGGCACAGAAAAACAACCGTATCTTTCTAGATTGCAGGGTTCTAGCCCGTCTGATTATGCATTGCCGCTTACTTTTCAGCGAGCATGGACTACACACAAAACGTTAGTGAACGCTACTAATGATCTTTGGGCAGGATCTGCCGATGGCGTAGACCCTGTAACCGGCGTTCAGGAATACGGGGATCTGAGGACGTTCTCTGCTTCTGACCCTGTGAAAGATAAGTTTGACAGTTACTGGGATAGTGACACTGCATTTGCGGCGTACTACCCAAAAGAAGGCCAATACTGGCTAGTTATGCCGCCATACCACAGAGTGTTAGTTTGCCATACCAAACTAGTGGTAGCTGACCCCTACAATCAGGGGATGCGGTATCCATGGACAGAGCACGAGTATTACCGTGATATCTTTACACGGGATGCCTACCAGTGGACGCTTTCAAGCTCTGGCACTAACGAGTATTACCTTGAGTTAGCTGGGGGCGGTGATCCTTCTATTGCCGCAAAACCGGACGCTGTTTCTATGGACGGCGTAGTGCTGACTGAAGGAACATTGGGTTCTCTTGCTGATCATCAATGGGGATATGGCGATAATGATGGCTTGGGATTTAATACTATTTACATTGCTGATGCTAGTGGTAACCCAGGGACTTCTGGCGTTGAGATACGTTCTATTCTTATTCCGACTGCTTTGGCTTCTACTGGGGAAGATTTTCTGATAGGCGGCAGTGACGGATATTTATACAGAATAGATTCAAGTGATTACAAAGATTTGGGTATCTTGCAGATCGCCCCGAAATTACGAAGCGCTTACATGGAAATGCCATTTGTATACGCTAACTTTACTCAGGTACAATTGGTTGCTAGTTCTATCATTGGGGGGCAAGTTTCTGTGGGCTTGTTTACGGACGGCCAAATGCAGACTGAAACTGCAAGCGTTGATTTTAGCCTTGCTGTATATGACACATTGACAGTGGATGAGGCTGTGGTTGACGTGGATGATGCTTATTTCAGCGTGGACATAGCACAGACAGAGCTATTTAGGCAGGTGAATTTTAATGCCAGGGCTGTTATGTTTGCATTGGACAATATTTTACTTAGTGGTTATCCGATTCATGTTAATGGATTAATTTTGAGGTATAGGAGGCTTAGTCATTAATGGGAACTGGGCAAGATCAAATATTAGGCACTGATACAGTACGGGATGCGCTAAAAACTAAGGTAAACGATGATATAGCTGAGCTTTTTGATAAGATCGGAAGCGTGTGTGTTTCCTCTAATGATACCACAGAAGGTTATTTGAATGGTAAGCTAGATGTAGATGATGGGCTTACCCTCACTGAAAACAATGACGGTGGGGACGAGACATTAACTCTTGGCCTTGGCGATACATCCGCTTTCAGCTATGGAAATAGGGCTCTGATGACAGAGGAAGGGTCATCATTGCTTCCGCTAATTTTTGAGGAGTGGAGCGATGTCTTCCAGGGAAAGACGATTGTTTCTGCTGAATACTGGGACGGCAGCTCATGGGTGGACTGGTCTAGTAAAATTGATGATTTACAAAATCTTCTTGATGGAAGAAAAGATAGTTATGTTGAGCTTTCGGA